AACTGAATATGAAACGGAAGAAGAATGGATCAATAGTTTTTCTTCAATATTTAAACATTGTATTGATGTTGCGTATAATTTAGTACCAGAAGATGATTATGAGTTTTGGGTTGTTGCATTCCATAATGAAAAAGACGAAACCTTACATAGACAAGATGCGGACGAACAAGAGATTAGAAATATGAAGAATGACCCAGACGGTTATTGTAAAGTATGGAGAGAGTTTAACACAACCGAAAGACCAAAATATTGGGTCGTATGGCCATACTCAAAATCTAAAGGATGGTGTGACAGATTAACAGGTAATTTATAAAATAATGGATATAGAAAATTTATTAACAAAAAAAACAAATTTACTTGAGAATGATAGTTTAAGTGTTTTTGATGGTTGGGCGGCACAACAAAATCCAAAGGCTTTTGAGGCTTTTTATAGTTTTATAAAGGAAGTTAGACCTAGTCGTATATTAGAGATTGGGACGTCCTTGGGTGGGTTTACACGATTTTTAAATGAAGTCTGTAAAAATTTAAATGTTGATTGTAACATTCTTACTTATGATATATATGAAAGACAAGAATATGATGTTCTAATTAGTGAAGGAATTGATTTACGAATTGAGAATGTGTTTAATGAGTCGTATACAACATTAAAAGAAAGTGTGATTGATTTTATACAAACCCCTGGTGTAACAATTGTTCTTTGTGACGGTGGTGATAAAATAAGGGAGTTCAATTTAATTTCAGACTATTTAAAATCTGGTGATTATATTTTAGCTCACGATTATGCGGAAAACACCGAAGTTTTCCAAAAAGAAGTTTTTATGAAGTCTTGGAACTGGCACGAGATTTCGGAACATAATATTACTGAAGCTTGTGATAAAAACAATCTAATTGATTATAAAAGAGAGATTTTTACTGAAGCTGTTTGGGTTTGTAAAATAAAAGAATAAATTATGATAACATTAGTAACTGGTTTATGGGATATAGGTAGAGGCGAATTAACAGAAGGTTGGTCAAGAACATTTGACTATTACTTATCTAAATTTGAGTCTCTATTACAAGTTGAGAACAATATGATTGTTTTTGGTGACCAAGAATTAAGAGATTTTGTTTTTAAACATAGATCAGAAGATAATACACAATTTATTTTTAGAACATTAGATTGGTTTAAAAATAATGATTTTTATCAAGACATTCAAAATATAAGAACTAATCCGGACTGGTATAATCAAGTCGGTTGGCTTTCCGAGTCTACACAAGCGAAACTTGAGATGTACAACCCACTTGTTATGTCTAAAATGTTTTTATTGCATGATGCAAAAATTTTAGACAAATTTAATTCGGACTTACTTTTCTGGATTGACGCCGGTTTATCAAATACGGTTCATCCTGGTTATTTTACCCACGACAAAGTTTTAGAAAAAATACCTAAACTTGTAAAAGATTTTACTTTTATTTGTTTTCCGTATGAAACACAAACTGAAATACACGGATTTGATTTTCAACATATGAAAAGACTAACAAATGATAGTCCAAATATTGTTGCTAGAGGTGGATTTTTTGGTGGTACAAAAGAAGCGATTGCTGATATGAATGGTTTGTATTATAATTTAAAACAACAAACTTTAAAAAATGGTTTTATGGGGACAGAAGAAAGTCTCTTTACCATATTATTATATCAATTCCCAGATCTTATAAATTATTTTGAGATTGGTGATGACGGTATGTTGTGGAAGTTTTTTGAGGATGTTAAAAACGAGACTACTGTTTTAAAAAATAAAGGAAAGAAAGTTGTAAAAAATTATAATGGAGATATTGGTCTTTATGTAATTACTTTTAATTCACCAAAACAATTTGAGATCCTAATAAAATCAATGTTGGACTATGATCCAAACTTTATCCATAAAACAAAAAAATTCTTACTTGATAATTCAACCGATCTTTCAACAACACCAAGGTATAGTGAGCTATGTGATGAATATGGTTTTGAGCACATAAAGAAAAATAATTTGGGTATTTGTGGTGGAAGACAATTTGTTGCCGAACATTTTGCCAATACAGATTTACAATATATGTGGTGGTCAGAAGACGATATGTTTTTTCAAAATAAACCAAATGAAACTTGTAGAAACGGTTTTAATAGATACACAACAAATTTATTTAACAAGTGTACTGAAATAATGAATAAAGAAAATTTTGACTTTTTGAAAATAAATTATAGTGAATTTTATGGTGACAATGGGACTTGTTGGGCTTGGTATAATCTACCACAAGAAAAAAGAAACGAATATTTTCCAGAAAAACCAAATTTACCGGTAACTGGTTTGGATCCAAGTGCACCAAAAACCAAATTTAATCATATAGTATCACACAAAGGATTACCATATGTTGATGGTGAAATATATTATTGTAACTGGACTCATATTATAAGTCAGGAAGGTAATAAAAAAATGTTTTTGGACACAAAATGGGTACACCCTTTTGAAAATACCTGGATGAGTCATCATTATCAGTTAACAAAGAAAAATCAATTACGGGGTAGTTTGTTATTATTAACACCAGTTGAACATGAAAGGTTTGACCACTATTCAAAAGAGTTAAGAAAAGAGAGTTAATTTAAAATTTTATTACTTTTTTTTAAATTATCTTCAGCCCAAAGTGGTTGTAAATTTGTATAATGACAAAGTTTATACGCTTCTTCTTCTGTTTTCGCAAAAGATAATGGAATTATGTGGTCAATATGTATATGTCTACCAAATAAATCCCAATTCATACCTTCAGTAAATTGTTTTTCAAGATATTCTTTTAAAAATTCAGGCGAACACCCTACAATTTCAAATGTGTTGTTTTTCTTCTTAATATTTTTTGAGTTTAAAAAAAGTCTTGTTCTTGCTCTCATTATGTTGACTAATCTGAAAAGAAAATCATTTTTATAATGATTAATGGTCCATTCATTTCTATAGTTAGGGTTTTTATCAAACCATTCTTTTTTACTTTGTTTTACCTTTTCTTTGTTATTATCAACATATTTTTGTTTAATAGTATTAACTCTATCTTTATTTTTCTTAACATATAAAGTGTTTTGTAAATTTAAACATTTTTTACATCTTGACCTTTTACCGTCTTTTGATTTTCTATTATTATAGAACTCACAAACATTTTTTTCTTCCTTACATTTACTGCAAATTTTTGTTTCCATAATATTCTTTTAATAATTTTTCAATTAACCGAGATTTATTTTTTTTTTCATTAACCATTCTATCAAAAATTTTACGATCTAAACTAATTCCAAATTTGATTTTTCGTTCTTTTTCTTCCATTAACTTTCTTCCCATATTAATAAATATCAGTTAAAATAAAAAGGTTTCACTTTTTTAATTGTTTTTATTAAAAATTTTTTAAATATGTAACTATTTATTAAGAAAAACATTAATGGAGTGGTTTATAAAAAAAAATGCTACTTTACCAATTTTAAAAATGCAAGTTGTTAAAGATGGTAGAAGTGATTATAATAAAATGATGACACTCATAGAAGAATCGGCAATCTTTTTTTCTATGGTTGATGTGGAGACCGGTATACCAAAAATAATAACAAGACCCGCTGGTTTTGTTAATAAGGTGTTTATTGATCCAGATATGAGTCCAGAATATTATGTTTATTATCAATTCACGGGTACTGACACGAGAAAGGTTGGTAGATATGAAGGTCAGTTTTTATTAAGAAATAGTGAAGGTGTTTTAATTTTACCAATAAGAGAAAAATTATACATAAACATACAAGATAGTTTTATTGCTGACGATTTACCTTATGAAAATTGTTACGTTACTGAATTTCCTTGTTGTGTTTCACCTAACCTACCTGTTGTTACAACTACAACAACTAAAATTTGTTATACAAACATTTAAAATATGGATAAGAAAATATCACAATTACCAATTCTTGACAATGTAGATTATACAGGAACTGATGTTTTTGCGTTAGTCGGTTATGGTTTAGACCCAGCCGGGGTGACATATAAAACAGAATTAAATAAGTTAGGTTCATACATCACTAGTGGTCTTACAGATTATTATTTAACCGGTCTTACCTTTAACAATGGTACATATATTCTAGAGGCATCAGTTAATGATGGTAATAACTATCAAGCAAATTTAAGTATTTTAGGTAGTGATTTAAAGGTTACTGGTGGTACATATGATCCGGTAACAGGTATTGGTACGTTTACAAACAATAGTGGTGCAACGTTCCAGGTAAACGGATTTTTAACTGGTTATACCGACCACTATGTTACTGGTGGTACTTATAACCAAAACACACAAACATTAACTTTAAATAATCAAATATCTGGTGTTACAATCACAGGTCTAACAAGTTTATATGAAATTGGTGGTGGTGTTGACTCAACACAGAGAATTAACGTAAACGCTGATGCCAGTGGTTATTGTTCTGTTGTTTCTGGTGGTTGGGATAATACTGCTTCTGGTAATTATAGTTTTGTTGGTGGAGGTTTTTCTGGAACTTCTAGCGGGTGGTATGGTTTTGTTGGTGGAGGTCAAGAAAATAAAGTTTTAAACGATTATAGTTTTGTTGGTAGTGGTTTTAATAATCAAGCTTTTGGTAATTTTAATGTTATTACTGGTGGAAGGTTAAACACGTCTAGATTTGGGTGTTCCTTTGTTGGTGGAGGTGAGGAAAATCTTGCAAACTCTAACTACTCAACCATAGGTGGTGGATATTCTAACACATCAGATTGTAGTTCTTCAACCGTAGGTGGTGGATATTTTAACACGTCAAGCGGTTGCTACTCAACTATAAGTGGTGGATATTTTAACACAATAAATACGATCCAATCATTTATTGGTGGTGGTGGTTGTAATACGATATGTAGTGATTTCTCTACAATAAGTGGTGGATATCAAAACACAGTTATTGGTCCTAACTCAATAATTGGTGGTGGTTTTAATAACGAGGTTCGTTGTGCATTTTCGTCTCTTGGTGCTGGTAGGTTTAACACTGTAAGTGGTGATTATTCATTTATTGGTGGTGGAAAATTAAATGTCACACTTGGTAGTGGTTCAACAATAAGTGGTGGACAACAAAATACGACAAGTGGTAGTTATTCATTTATAGCTGGTGGTACTGGAAATACAGTCTCATCTTCCGCTTCAACAATTTCTGGTGGTTTTACAAATAAAATAACAAATTCTCGTTCATTTATTGGTGGTGGAGTAAACAACACGATAACAAATTCTGGTTCAACAATTGTTGGTGGGTGTAGAAATACAAGTACTGGTAATTTATCACAAATAGGTGGTGGTAGCGGAAATACAGTGTCTGAAGTTTTAGGTGTAATCATTGGTGGATTTAAAAATACAATTGGGCCAACATCACCATATGGTCTTATTAATAATGGTCAGGCAAATACTATTCTAGCTTGTTATGGTACAATATCAAACGGTTTTAACAATAAAATTACTGGCGCAACTAGTTGTTATGGTATTATAGGTAATGGTAACACAAACAGAATTGGTAATGTGGCATATGGTGGAATTTTGGGTGGTTCTAATAATTTTGCGTGTCACAATTGTGCTTTCGTAGTTGGCGACGCTATTACTACAGTTAGGACTTGTACAACACACGTTAATCAACTATACATTAAAAACATACAGCTTGGTACTGGAGGTTTGGTGACAGGTATGGTATACAAAGACGGTAGTGGGTTTCTAAAAATTCTATAATCTAAATTGACAAAGTAAAATTATTATTTTATATTTATTTGTATAAGGTAAATGTCATCCCTATGTATGACAGAGAATAGACCAAACAAATAGTATATTATGATTACGGCAGAAGAAATTAAATCGTTCCTAGAAGGAAACGATCCTGAAGAACACATTGTGGCAATAGAGTTTGATTATCAAAAAGACCACATTTATAAAATCAAAGAAGTACCCGGAAAGGGAAAATCAATCGTTAGAGATAGTTTAATTGCGTTTGCGTGGGTTGGTGACTTACGTGGGCTTAATTTTTATCAAGGTTCAAAAGCATTACAAAAAGAAGCAATGTCAAAATATGGTATTGTTATTGAGAAATTAAGGACAGATGGGAATGAGCAATTAGAAAAAGGTTTAACATTCCTTGTTAAATCATTAAAAGGGTATAGATCCTTATCACAATTTTTTAGAGATGGTGGTATTGATCCTTGGGGTGAAAAAGCAAAAGATAAATTCTTAATGTTAACACCAACAGAACAATTCCTAATTTCAAAAGAAAAAAGATTATTTAAAGGGTTTGATGAATACAATGATATTACCAGACTTGTATTTGACCTTGAGACGACCTCTTTAGAACCAAAGGATGGTCGTATATTTATGATTGGGATTAAAACAAACAACGGTTATAGAAAAGTAATTGAGTGTTCAAATGAAGACGAAGAACGAAAAGGACTTGTTGAGTTCTTTAAAATTATAGACGAAATAAAACCATCAATCATTTCCGGTTATAATTCGGCAAACTTTGACTGGTATTGGATTTACGAAAGGTGTAAAATGTTAAATCTTGATATTAAAAAAATTGCAAAGTCACTTCACGGAGAACGGTCAATAACACAAAAGGACTCAATGTTAAAACTTGGTAATGAGGTTGAGAAATTTACTCAAACTCAAATGTGGGGTTATAACATTATTGATATTATACATTCGGTTCGTAGAGCTCAAGCAATTAATTCGTCAATTAAAGAAGCGGGTCTTAAATACATTACAAAATTTATTGACGGTGAAGCTAAAGACCGTGTTTATATTGACCATACAAAAATCGGTCCTATGTACGCCGAAAAAAATGAGTATTGGTTAAACATAGAAAACGGTAAATATAAAAAGGTTGGTGTCGACGAAAAGATAGATGAGGTATGTTCAAGAAGAGCTGACATTTACATCAAAACAACTGGTGACGATATTGTTGAGCGTTACTTGGACGATGACTTGGAAGAAACATTACTTGTTGATGAGGAGTTTAACCAAGGATCCTTTCTTCTGGCGTCACTTCTCCCAACAACATATGAAAGAGTATCAACAATGGGTACGGCAACAATCTGGAAGCTTGTAATGCTTGCTTGGTCATATAAAAACGGTCTTGCAATTCCGGCGAAAAAAGAAAAAAGAAACTTTGTTGGTGGATTATCAAGACTACTTAAAACAGGGTTTTCAAGGAATGTCTTAAAACTTGACTACTCCTCACTTTATCCCTCAATTCAATTAACACACGATGTATTCCCAGAATCGGACATAACTGGTGTAATGAAGGGTTTATTATCTTATTTTAGGGATAGTCGTATTATGTATAAGAACTTGGCATCAGAATATAAAGCAATAGATAAAAAGAAAGCAAAGTCATTTGATACAAAACAATTACCAATTAAAATTTTTATTAACTCATTATTTGGTGCGTTGTCAGCGCCACAAGTATTTCCTTGGGGTGATATGGATATGGGGGAAAAGATTACGTGTACCGGAAGACAATATTTAAGACAAATGTTAAAATTCTTTGTAAAAAGAGGTTATACGCCGTTAGTCTGCGATACGGATGGTATGAACTTTTCTTTACCAGATGGTGGTGTAGAAGATAGAAAATATATTGGTCGTGGTCTTAACTGGTTAGTTAAAGAAGGAAAAGAATATACTGGGTATGATGCTGATGTGGCCGAATTTAACGACCGGTTCATGCGTGGTACAATGGGGCTTGATTGTGACGGAACTTGGGATTCTTGTATTAACTTAGCTCGTAAAAACTATGCAACACTAGAACACGGAGGTAAAGTAAAACTTACGGGAAATAGTATTAAATCTAAAAAGATGCCAAAGTATATTGAGATTTTTTTAGACAAAGGAATTAAACTTTTACTTAATGGTGACGGTCAAGGATTTGTTGAGTGGTACTATGAATACCTAGAAAAAATATTTGATCAAAAAATACCACTTATTGATATTGCGAGTAAAGCAAGAATAAAACAATCAATTGATGATTACATTAAACGAAGTAAAACCAAAACAAAAGCTGGCGCCTTTATGTCAAGACAAGCACATATGGAACTTGCAATTAATGAAGGACTTAATGTTAGTCTTGGTGATGTAATCTATTATGTAAACAACGGAACAAAGGCGTCACACGGTGATGTTCAGAAAGTTAATAAACCAAAGAAGGGTTGGTCACAAGAACACTTAAATTTATTTTTCCAAACTAATGAAAGTCATAAAGAAAAAGTAAAATTCTTACTTAAAAATGGATGGGAACAATCTTGGTCTGATGATAACTGGGTAAGAAGTGACTCACCAAATAAAGAAGCAAACACAGGTATTCCAACAGATTCGGCATACCAACGAGCGTTTTCTGATCTTGTCGGTTCTGTTGTACAATTAAACTGTTATAGAATTAACCCCCAAGAATTAGAAAGTAACCCAGGTTTAACCGGTAATTACAATATCCAAAGAGCGATTGCAACTTTTAATAAAAGGGTTGAGCCATTACTTGTTGTTTTTAAAGAAGAAGTAAGGGATGGTCTTTTAGTTAAAAATCCAGAAGATAGACCATTCTTCACAAAAGATCAGTGTATTTTAATAAATGGGATTCCATTTGAGGAAAAAGACCAGGACGATATACAAAAAGACCTAATTGATATGGAACAAGGTGAAGTTGTTTTTTGGGAAAATGTTGGTATAAACCCACAATATATTTACGAATTAGCCGAAGAGGGGTGGGAAGAATATATCTAACCCATTTTTAAACCATCACTTGATAATATATACCAACTACCTTCTATTAGTATAAGTTGTACGGAAGAACCATTTTCTAAAGCCAGTTCTTCCCAATCCTCATCTATTAATCCTTTTTCCGGAACAATTAATGTACTTGTAAAAGATTTTATATTTATTTTTTTACCTTCTGTGAAGTTTAAAGGTAGTGTTATTTGACAACTCTTTGTTTTTTTAACTAAAATAACATCTTCGTCAACCGCAACATAACTAGATGAGGTTATTATTTTATATTTAAATGAAGTTGTTTGTTTCACATCTTCTTTTTGTGTTGTTGGTGTGTTTCGTATTACGATTCTTCTTGGTTTCATAATTAAATAACATATATTTGTCTAGGCATCGCTCTAAATTTCAACTGTTTATTGAGATTTTCTGCGATTAACGCTTCTCTTTCCATAACTTTTTCCGGTTTTAATCTTGTGAGTCTACCTTCTGAACCAATTAATTCATCAATTAATTTTGTTTTTTCATCTTTTGCTTCAGTACCTAAAGACTGATAATCCATAGTTAAATCACCACCGTCACCAGTTTTTAGATTGCCACTAAACTTACCACGAACTCTAGATAAAGTTTCTTTACAGTATGCAACAAACCATCTTCTAACCCAAACCTGTGCTGGGTTATTTAATTCGTCCCAATTCATTTTATCAAATGGTACGTCAGACGGTAATGTAATGATATCTGGATTTTGTTTTAAACAATCGTCTTTACCACCATTAGTGGTGTCGTAATACCAATACCATACCTTACCCTTGGTTAGTGTTCCGTTACCAAAATCAAACTTACCACCAGGCGTGTTCATTAAGTGTATTGCTTTTTTGCCCCCAGGAAGTGCGGTAATTCTATATGTTAAATCACCGGCAATAATTCTTCTTTGAATGTTAATTTCTTGCATTCTTAACAGCATATCAAACGCTGGTGTCATAAAATACGACCCGGCCATATTACCACCCATTTGTGCTAGACCTCCACCACCGCCAAGGCCTCCACCATAACCTAGTGAACCGAATGACCACGGATCAAACATAGTGTTATTTAATGTTGGTGGACTAAACCACAATAACTCATTAATTTCTCTATTTGCGGGGATTTCATAAATTTGTTGGTTAGGTACTAACTGGATATAATCTTTTTTAAGTTCCCATTCTCCGCCAGCTTGTAGTCCAACAATTTTAGAGTAAGCGTAAGTATAACGAGTTTCGTAATCTAAACTTTTTGTAATAAACGCCTTTGCTACCGATTGTGTTTCAATATTCAAATTATATAACGAAGTCCATTGTGATTCTATTAACCAATCCTGGACATATTGTGAATATTCATCAATTGAGAACTCAAGTAATGTATCCATTTGTTCGTCTTCTAATTCAACGGATCTAAGCGGTGCGCCAAGTAGATGACGTACTTTTGTGAACAAATTTGTTCTTTCGGGTTCAGAAATTATAGACATAGTTTTTTCTTTATAAATATCCAATTATTTAGTTCTATTCAAATACAATTCATTTACAAATTCCCAGTTTACGTGATTCCAGAAATTTTTTATATATTGATCTCTTTTGTTTTGATATTTTAAATAATAGGCGTGTTCCCATAAATCAAGTCCCAGTAATGGATAACCACCACCGTCTATGATATTCATAAGTGGGTTATCTTGGTTTGGTGTTGACATAATTTTTAACCTATTTGTTTTTGTAAGTACAAGCCAAACCCAACCAGAACCAAACCTATCTGTGGCAACTTGGTTAAACTCGTCCTTCATTTTTTTTATATTACCATATTGTTTGGTAAGTTTCTCAAGAATTTCTCCTTTTGGTAGTTGTTTTTTTGGTGACAACATTTTCCAAAATAAGGCGTGATTAAAAGCACCACCTGCGTTGTTTCTTATTTTTGTGTCGTACTTACTGATAGACTGAATAATTTCTTCCAATTCAACATCTTTATATTTCTTTTTTGATAAAGCATCATTCAGTTTTTTAACATACCCCTTGTAATGTTTATTATAGTGAATATCCATTGTTTCCGGATCAACAAACTGTTTTAGTGCCGAATAAGAATAAGGTAATTTTTCAATACCTATTTTTTTCATTTCCATTAAAAATTCTTTCCTAATGGTTTTCTTTTCTTCTAAAATTAATTGTTCATTAATTAGATTAATTTTATTTGTTAAAGATTCGTAGATTGTTTTTTCCTTATGTGGGTGTTTTTCCTCAAATTTTTTAATAACAGATCCGGCTTCAGCGTTTGCCTCATCTTCACTGTGTCCACCAATGTTTGGTCCTTTTTCCATACCCTTTGTTGACATTTGCCACTCGTGAACCCATTCGTGGGCTAGTGTTCTCATAATGTCACGATTCATTCGTCCTTTTGTTAGGATTCTCAATTCGTTATTATCCGTTCTAGATCCGGTTGTCATATCACCAATTCTTTCACCAGAAAAAATTACCTCAACTTTCTTTTTAACTGGGTAATTCTTATTTAAGAAATTAATAAATCTTTTATAAAGATCTAAATCCTTGTTATCAAAATCACATTTATTACATTTTATAGAAACGTCCATATTCTATAAATATAATATAAAATAAAAAACCCCTCCGGTTAGAAGGGGTGTTTTAATATTTTAAATGTTTTATTAAAATTTAATACCAATACCAGTTCCTTTAAGAATATCTGTACCCATTTTAATACCTTTGTTTATTGTGTTTTGGATATCACCAAAATCAACATTCATTGTAACTAAATTCATTAGACACGTTTTTAACGCTTCTTGTTTATCCTCCGGAACACTAGTAATTACACCTGGTAATGCCGCAGCACAAGCTGTAATATCAAATTTTTGTCCAACCCCTTGTGGGTTACAAGAATCTGGTATTAAACTTTCTTCAACACCATTATCTGTAAAACATTTTAAAACGTCTTCTTGGGGTCCTTCATATAACAACCCTTTGGTTTTTAAATATCGTTCTTCGGCTAACAAATTTATTTGTTGTATTTTTCTAATTTTGGTTTGACTTCTACTATTCATAATAATTTATTTAATAAATATATAAAAAATAATAAAATTACATTTTCTTATTGATCAAGTTTAAAATTTCCTCAACAACGTCACCAGATTCTTGTAATTCATCCCCCATTACGGTGCCAATCACTTTCTTCTTCTTATTTAATATATCATAGATAACACCCTCTATTGTATTTTCAAATATTGGGTAATAAACAAGGACATTGTTTTTTTGACCATATCTGTACGCCCTATCTTCTGCTTGTGCGTGTTCCGCTGGTACAAATGATAAGTCATTCATAATCACAACTTCAGCCGCGGTTAAAGTAAGACCAACACCGGCAGCTTTTAAATTCCCAACAAAAACTTTAATTTTTTCATTTTCCTGGAATTGGTCAACAGCGTACTGTCTTTGTACTTTATTACAACTACCGTCTAAATAAACCGATTCCTTACCAAAGTGGGTATGTATTAGTTGTAGTGTGTCGGTAAAGTTTGTAAAGATAATAACTTTTTTTCCCTGATCTATGATGTTTTGAACGAACTCAATTGTGTCTTTTACTTTTTCATTAGCAATTACCTTTCTTACCTTCATAATTTTTGAAAACTGAATGGTAAGTGATGATGATTCTTCTTTTTTATTTTCTAACCACTCATAGTACTCACCCATCAAGTCTTTATATTCTTTTGACGATGTCCTTAAATAAACTGGTGTAATAATTTTATCCGGTAAATCTAACACATTTTCTTTTAATCTTCTTAAAATTTGTTTTGATGTTCTATCTCTTAATTCTTCTAGGTTTGAGGCTCCGGTCACATTCCATATCTTTCTATTTCCGGCTCTAAACTGAAAACCTTGACAATAACGAATTGCGTAAGCCATCCAGTTTTGTGCGACCGGACTTTCAATAAGGTTTAATAAGTTATAATAATTAATCGGTCTAGAAGTCATTGGTGTACCAGTAAGTAACCAAACTCTTTTTACATTTTTTGTAAAATCATTTATAAGTTTTGTTCTTTGTGCTTGAGCGTTTGATACCATATGTGCTTCATCAAGTATTACAAGTTCAAATTTAGATTGTAACAATAGTGAATTTTCTTTATCTTCTTTATTGTGGAAGTTTTTTAATATATCATAATTAACAATAACAAAATCGGCTTCAGTTGAAAATTTCTTACCTTCCGCAATATAACAGGTTCTATCTGAATAATTTGCAATTTCTCTTTCCCAATTTATTTTAAGTGATGCCGGACAAACAATTAATATTTTCTTTGCACCAGTCTCAAGTGCTGCAATTATTGTGGATGTGGTCTTACCAAGCCCCATATCGTCAGCTAATATAAATCGTTTAGACCCAACAAGTTTTTCTATTGCTTCTATCTGATGTGATAGTGGTGGTCTGTGATCGTATTTAGAGTAGTCAATATTAACCTCATCTACCGTTTGTGATTTAATTAAAGATGATTTAGGTATCCAAAATTCAGACAAAACATCCTTTTCAAAAAACTTACCCCAAATATGATAAGACTTGTCTTTTTCAACAAGTAGTTTTTCAATGTAAATTTTTTCTGGTGTTTCAAGTAGATACCTTTCTTGAGCAAACTTTTTAGCAAAGTATGGGTCAAGTTCAACCCACTTACGAGCAACTTTAGGTTTTGTATCAAAATATGTTACAACATATTCCGCTTGTGTCCTTGTAGGGTAAAACTTTTTATTCGTTTCTTTTTTGGTCTTCATATGAAGAATATGATTATTAGCTCCACTATATGAGTCCAATAAATCAAGAGATTTGTGTTCTATTAATTGTTTTTGTGATTCCAAAATTATTAGTTATATATAAAAATAACAATAAAATCAATATTTATCAAGAAAAAACGGTATGACAAATAAAGTTCCTATTACAAGACTCGGAAAATTTTTTGGTGAAGACGACTTTAGACTTGAGGTTGAGATGGGTCAGGAGTGGTTGGTTGGTGATTTGAATTTTACTTGTGTTTTATATCGTATAGATAGGACAAAAATTAAAACTGACGATGTTTATGGTGAAACCCTAGAGGACGGCATTAAATTCTTTCCACCAATTGAGTTTAACGCTTATGTTCAGATTGCAGCGCCAGAAAATAAATTTTTGGGGTCAACTAAAATGGATCAAATGGAACCCGGTAACATTTCTATTTCTGTTTACAATAAAACTTTAGACGATCTAAACATAGAAGTCTCTTTTGGTGATTATATTGGTTATTATGATAGTGAAAATTTTGTGAGATATTACTCTGTTGTTAATGACGGTAGGATTACATCTGATTTTAAACATACTTACAAAGGCTATAAACCATTCTATAGGACTATTATTGCCGCACCAGTAGGTCCAAACGAATTTAAAGGATTATAAAAATGAGTTTACCGAAAAAAATTAAAAAAGATATACCACTTACTAGAAGTAAAACTTTATTTCCTAGACGGGAAGAATTGGCAGATATGATCGCTGAAGATGGTACGTATTTACCTAAATCAATTTTACATGCTGATTTAGATAGGGGTTTTTTAGATTTTGTTCGTGACGAATTAAAAACTGTTGTTGAGGGTACTACTGTGCCTATGGTTGATATTTTAGTTACAACTCAAAACTGGTCGCAGTTTGTTGAAACCTGGAATTTTCAAAATATAGACAAGAATATAGAACCCCCTTTTATTACGGTTATTCGTAATCCGGAAGTTAAATACGGTAATAACCCGGCAATAATTTATAACATACCAAATAGGAGGTTATATTTTTACGCTAGAGTACCAACTTGGGACGGTCAAAGACACGGTATGGACATTTATAAAATACCACAACCAGTACCTGTTGATATTAAATTTACTGTTGCAATAATTTGTAATAGAATGCGAGAATTAAATAAATTTAATCAGATTGTTCTTACAAAGTTTTCTTCTTTACAGTCGTATCAAATGATTAAGGGTCATTATATCCCAATAAAATTTGATGGTAATACTGATGAGTCTGTTGTGGATTTAGAAAAAAGAAAATTCTATATACAAAAATATGAATTTACAATGATGGGTTTTTTAATAGATGAAGACGAATTTGAGGTACAACCAGCGGTAAGTAGAATCTTTCAAATATATGAGACAGATACTGCAAGTACAAAACGAAGTAAAAAAAGACGTGATAATAAACCATCAGAGTTGGTGTTTAACTTCTCAACAACCGAAACAGAAAAAACATTAACAATAGAATATATTGCGGATTTATTTTTATCAAATACAATTAACACGAATGATTACACTGTTTATATCAATGACGATTTTTACGGAACAAATCTTTCTGAAATACAAGTTAATACAAATGACGTAATAAAAATTATTACAGTAAAAAATGTTACGACAGATAGTGCTCAAATTATTTTCCAACAAAAATTACTTTAATCTTCGCCGTAAATATCCTTCTTTTCTTTACATTTTTCTAGTATTAAGTTTTCCAAAAACCTATACATTTTTATTCCCCGCTTGTCACAATACTTTTTCAAGACTTCGTGAACTTCAACAGCGATCTTTAAATTTTTTATCTTTTTGACATCCTTATCCATAGGTAGAAAAAAGGTAGAAAAAAAACCTACCAAAATATAAATACTTTTTTTTATGTAAAGTTTTTACAAAATTTCATAATATTTATAATAATAAATAAAAAAATAAAACAATAAAAAAAATGGCAACTAACAGTAAAGTATTCGTATCACCAGGTGTTTATACTTCTGAAGTAGATTTAAGTTTTGTAGCCCAAAGCGTTGGTGTTACAACTTTAGGTATTGTTGGTGAGACTTTAAGAGGTCCCGCTTTCGAACCGATCTTCGTAAGAAATTTTGACGAGTTTCAAACGTACTTTGGTGGTACATCCCCAACTAAATTTATCAACACTCAAATACCTAAATATGAGGCCGCGTATATCGCAAAATCGTATTTACAACAATCTAACCAATTGTTTGTAACAAGAATTTTAGGTTTATCAGGTTATGACGCTGGACCATCTTGGTCTATTAAAACGGTTGCAAACGTAGATCCTGCAACAATTGACGTTTATTGTTTAACCGGTGCAGTAGTGGATTGTGAATTTGTTTGTACTTCAGCTAAAACAACATCATTTAGTGTTGATTTCACTGGTTGTACCAACTCAGCAAGCTCTATTTTTTATTTAGATTCATTCCCAACAATTATAGAATCTATTTTAAATGAACAAACTCCGTTATTTGATGGTAGTACCATATCAATTAACGATAGTGTCCAACAATTAATATTATCAACAATTACAGATCCAGTTCCACTTATAGCGGAAGATGAGAATATAAATTACTTTGGTAGTGTTGATGGTGTTGATTATTCGGGTATGACAACAATGGGCTTTACGGCAGAAACAAACGTTTTTGAAGTACCTAATTTAACTTTCACAGCAAATACATTAAGTGATTCAACTAACGATCCTTGGTTTTATTCTTTGTTTGACCCAACTGGGAATGGTAATTATACTGGGTTTTCTTTCTGGACAATTGTTCAAAATTTAACCCTTTTAAATCCAATCTCAACGTCTACAACGTCAACATCTACAACTTCAACAACAACTAACCCTTGTGTTACTCCAGTTCCGGTCATAACAACCACAACAACTGAAGCGGCTATTGTTGAGTGTTATTCTGGTACTGTTGTTGGTAAAATCTATTACTATACTGGTAACACTTTTACAGATTATGACGATATTGTTGTTGCAACATTACGTTCTAGAGGTATTGCAACTTATACAGATAGTAATGTACCAACATATGAAGTTACTGGTTTAACTGATGTTTCTTTAGATATGACTGGACCATACTCAGCAGTAACAAAAGATCCTTATTCAACGTTCCTTGTTAATGTTACAAATACTGCTGGTTCTTCTTTCAGTTTTGAAACGTCTTTCACATCTAATGATGCTGAATATGTTTCAAAAGTGTTTGGTACATCTAACTTTGCAAAACCTAAAGCTGTCGTTCCTTTGTTTTTAGAGGAAAGATTCCAATCGTTTTTAAATTATGCATACAAAAAAGGATATATTAGAGGTTTAAGTTCAGACTTAATCGCTCTTGACTCAGCACAAAGTGAGTCAAATACTTCTATTGGTTGGTATTTGGATAGGTATCAAACACCATCTTCTCCTTGGGTTGTATCTGAAGTAAGAGGTAATAAAGTGTTTGACTTATTTAAGTTTTATACGGTAGCTGATGGTAATTCTGCAAATACCAATGTTAAAGTTTCAATTTTTGACATTTCATTTGCTAACGGAACATTTAGTGTTTTAGTTAGAGATTATTATGATACAGATTCTAACCCAACAGTTTTAGAAAAATTCACGAATTGTTCAATGAACCCATCACAAAATAATTTTGTTGCAAAGAAAATTGGTACTTTAGATGGTGAATACCAATTAAACTCTAAATTTATTATGGTTGAGATGAATGAGGATGCACCAGTAGATGCGTTACCTTGTGGTTTTGATGGATATACATTTAGAGAATATGCTGGAGCTAAACCACCATATCCAATTTATAAAACAAAATATAATTTCCCTGGTGAAGTTATTTGGAATCCACCATTTGGTACATCAACGGGTAGTGATAACACAACGTTGAGTTCTGGTGATAATGTAAGACGTACTTATTTAGGGTTTTCAAATCAATTAGGATATGACTCTGACTTCTTTGAGTATACTGGTAAACAAAATCCATTAACATCTTGTGATCTAGATGGTTCTAATTGGAATTATAAGACAAGAGGTTTCCATATGGATAAGAATGCTTCTGGTATTACAATCAATGGTAATTTTGTTAGTAGTGGTGACCCTAGATTCTTTGTTGGTGACGCACCGTTCTCTTCTGAACCAACGGTTGATACAAACCCATATTATAGATTATACTCAAGAAAATATACTTTGTTTGTTCAAGGTGGATTTGACGGATGGGATATATACAGAGAATATAGAACAAATGGCGATAACTATGTATTAGGTCGTAAAGGGTTCTTAAATGGTGCTTGTAACACAGATAGATACCCAGATGCAACAGGTTGGGGTGCTTTCAAACAAATATCTGTTGGTGATGGTACTAAAGAATACGGTAATACAGATTATTACGCTTATTTATTAGGTATTAGAACATTTGCTAATCCAGAAGCTGTGAACATTAATGTATTTACAACGCCAGGTGTTGATTATGTTAATAACAGTGATCTTATTGGTGAAGCTATTGAGATGATTGAGTACGAAAGAGCAGACTCTTTATATATTGCAACTAGTCCTGATTACAACTTATTCTTACCAACAACAACTGGTACTGATGGTTTAATTTACCCTCAAGAAGCTGTTGATAATTTAGAAGAAGCCGGTATTGACTCTAACTACACTGCAACATATTATCCTTGGGTATTAACAAGAGATAGTGTAAATAACACACAAATCTACATTCCAGCAACGGCTGAAGTTACAAGAAACTTGGCACTTACTGATAATATCGCATTCCCTTGGTTTGCGGCGGCTGGTTACACTCGTGGTTTGGTTAATGCGGTTAAAGCTCGTAAGAAATTAACACAAGAAGACAGAGATACTTTATATCAAGGAAGAATTAACCCAATCGCAACCTTCTCTGATGTTGGTACTGTAATCTGGGGTAATAAAACACTTCAAATTAGAGAATCAGCTCTTGATAGAATCAACGTAAGAAGATTGTTACTACAAGCTCGTAAATTGATTTCTGCTGTATCTGTAAGATTGTTGTTTGATCAAAACGATGAACAAGTACGTCAAGACTTTTTAAATGCTGTAAACCCAATTTTGGATGCAATTAGAAGAGATAGAGGTTTATATGACTTTAGAGTTACGGTATCTTCCGATACTTCTGATTTAGACAGAAACCAAATGACTGGTAAAATTTATATCAAACCAACACGTTCACTAGAATTTATAGATATTACATTCTATATCACACCAACTGGTGCATCGTTTGAGGATATTTAAAAACTATCAAACTTAATAGAAACCCTCACTTAACGGTGGGGGTTTTTCTTTTCATAAAAAAAGCGAAATAATAGTTAGTTTAACTAAACTGTAAATATTTATAATAAAATAAAGATTTAAAAACAAAAAATTATGCCTTTAAATGTAGATAAAATAGAAACAATAAAATTATTTGTTTGTGGAACGGAAATATTACCGGGCGGCTCTTCACTTTATGAGACTGGTTCTGGCCTATGTTCAACACAAAGAATCGGTGTTAATAACGAAGCAAATGGTGATTGTTCGGTAATTAGTGGTGGTGAAAGAAACACAATAGGTACATTTTCATCATATTATAATGCTCCAATATATGGGTCAACAATTGGTGGAGGTTCTTGTAATACAATATCATCTTATAGCGCTTGTTATGAAAGTTATGGTAATACAATTGCTGGTGGAACTGGTAATGTAACTGTTTCATCATATTATAATGGACAAACAATTGGTGGAGGATCATATAACACAACAAGTGGGGATTACGCAACCGTAGGTGGTGGTTATAATAACACATCAAGTGGAGATTATAATTCAACCGTAGGTGGTGGACGAAGTAACACATCAAGTGGGGATTACGCAACCGTAGGTGGTGGTTATCTTAACACATCAAGTGGTTATAATTCAACCGTAAGTGGTGGATATCGTAACACATCAAGTGGGTCTTATTCAACCGTAAGTGGTGGTTATTGTAACACATCAATAAATGGTCGTTCGGCAATACTTGGTGGACAATGTAATACAGCACAACACGATTGTTCATTTATTGTTGGTGCAAATATTTCTACCGATAGAGTTTGTGCAACTTTTGTTAATAATTTGTCTATTAAAAATATACCAACATCATCTGCTGGATTACCATCTGGCTCTGTTTGGAGAAATGGTACTGTTTTAGAAATCGTACCTTAATAAAAAAATTAAAAACAAAAAATTATGCCTTTAAATGTAGACAAAATAGAAACAATAAAACTATTTGTTTGTGGAACGGAAATTACACCAGGTGGTTCTTCACTGTATGAAGTGGGTTCTGGAATAGACTCAACACAAAGAATTGGGAATAATAACTCAGCAATTGGTGACTACTCAATTGTAACGGGAGGACAACAAAATACCGCAAATAACAATTCCTCAACTGTTAGTGGTGGAATACAAAATAAAGCAATTGGCTCAACCTCAACTGTAAGTGGTGGAAGAAGAAACACGGCCAGTTCATATTTTTCAACAGTAAATGGTGGTACTGACAATACAGCTTCAGCTAATTGCTCAACCGTAAGTGGTGGAATACAAAACACATCAAGTGGAAGTGCTTCAATTGTAAGTGGTGGTTATCAAAACACATCAAGTGGTTGTTATTCATTTATTGGTGGTGGATGGTCAAACACAACGGTAGGTGATTGCTCAATGATACTTGGTGGTTATGCAAATAAATCTATTGGTACAAGAAGTGCTGTTGTAGGTGGACAAAGTATTATTGCAACAGAAAATGATATGGTTTATATGCCAAATGCCAATATCCAGTCATCCGGATATATTTATTTTGGAGATGTGAACACAAATGGGTCTTGGAGAATGAGAATATCTGGGGCAACATTTATAATAGAAAAAAGAGTTGGTGGTTCTTGGGTAACATCAGGAACATTTGTATAAAAAATTAAAAAAAATAAAATATGGGATTTATAAGTGATAGTATATCAGCAATAACAATAAGTGGTACAACATTTTATGGTGATGGTAGTGGTCTTTCCGGAGTTGGTGGACCAACAATTTATTCAGCGGGAACTGGAACTTGCTCTACTGTTAGAGTTGGTACTAACAATACAGCAAATGCTAGCTATTCTTTAGTTAGTGGTGGTATTAATAATAAATCATTAGGTAATTGTTCGGTTATAGGTGGTGGGTCTGGTAATACAACTAATGACTGTTTTTCGTTTGTTGGTAGTGGTTTAAATAATAGAACAAACGGTTATGCTTCATCTATTGTGGGTGGATGGTGTAACACATCAAGTGGTTATAGTTCATTTGTTGGTGGTGGATATTATAACACATCAAGTGGTTCTCATTCAGTAATTGGTGGTGGACAGTCAAACACGTCAAGTACTAGTTCGGTAATTTTGGGTGGATCCTTAAATACTACAACAAGTTTATATTCAACTATAGTTGGTGGTGTACGTAATGCAACAAATTGTTACGGTTCATTTATTGGTGGTGGTAGATGTAATTTATCAGTCGGTTGTTATTCAACTATTATTGGCGGCTGCGGCAGTATAACAAATAACGATTATTCAACAGTTGTTGGTGGTTTTAATCATACAGCAAACAACTGTTTTTCATTTGTAGGTGGTGGTTGTCAAAATACCGCATCAACATCTTGGTCAACAGTTGTTGGCGGTGCAACAAATAAAGCAACAGGTGGTTACTCATTTGTTGGTGGTGGTCTTAATAATAGAGCTGGTTCTGGTGGTTGTGCTTTTGTTGGTGGTGGTGTTAATAATTCAGCACTTGCTTTGGCAACATTTGTTGGTGGTGGTACGGACAATACAGCATTTTGTCCTTCTTCATCTGTAACTGGTGGCCGTTTTAATACCGCATTCTTTAATATGTCAACAATTAGTGGTGGTTATGGTAATAAAATATCAAATGGATGTTTTACAATAATAGGTAGTGGATCTGGTAATACTATAAATAATCAATTTGGTGGTATACTTGGTGGTTGTAATAATAAAATTGTTAACGATTGTTCATTTATTATTGGTAATGATATTACAAGTACAGCTGCAAACACAACACACGTAAACTGTTTACACATTAGTAATATACCAACAAGTTCAGCAGGTCTTGCACCAGGAACAGTTTGGAGAAATGGTACTGTTTTAGAAATCGTACCTTAATAAAAAAATTAATCATAATCAAGAGCCTCACGAATTTTTTTGTGAGGTTTTTTTGTTTATACGGAATTTATTTTTAACTTTGTACATATTAAATAAGGTTATGTTACATAAAAAAATTGTAAAAGGGATTATTGATGAGATGTTAGTTGAACAAAAAATTAAACAACCGGTTGAAAAGAATCTTCGTGTTTATATGAAAGATTGGGATGATAATATATTATTTATGCCGACCAAAATTAAAATGGATTATAACGATGATGGTAGTTGGATACCGGTTGATCTATCAACAGAGGATTTTGCACGGCTTAGAAACCACCCCAAGTATAGATTAAGAGATAATAACCCAGAGGAAGCGTTTAGAGATTTCAAAGAATCCGAACCATTCTTTAGAGATATTAAATGGGCAGTACAAAGAAAAAGATTTGCACCAAGTGCTAAAAAATTTAAAGAGGTACTTTATTATGCAAATCCGTTTGCAATAAACACCGCACGAGGACACAAACCAAGTGATTTAAAAAAAGGTGTAATGTTGTTTATTGATATGACATTTACCAAGACACAAAAAAAGGGAATGATTAAAAATATTATTAATTCCTTTATAGATGAAAAAAGATTTAATAACTATTTTATTTCAAAATTAAATGAATTAGATTATAACCAAATTATAGAATTATATTTAGATGAAAAAGGGGATTATTATCCAGTATCATCGGAAGAATTTGGTAAAAAGTTTGGGTTAGATGTAAAAGGGAGTGCAGCAAATCCAGAACACGCGAAAAAAGTAGCTATTGGAAATTTTGTTAGAGCTATCTGGAACGATATAGACTACTGGATTAATAGTGGTCATAAATCAATTTCCTTTGGTTTTTCCGATGATGACGTAAGAAACGTAAAAGCCGCAGAAGATTTTATTAGAACTGAATTAAGTTTCCAATACCCAGAAATTCATTTTGTTGTATATGATACATCAGACAATGAAACTAAAAAAATTGTTATAAGTAAAAAGAATTAAAAACTATTATTTATTATTAATATTTAAATAGAATTAAAAATTAGTTATTATTAATAGTAAAATAAAGTTAAATATTATTAATTAAGTAAGTTATATATAATATATAATTTTAAAAAAATAAAAGTAAATAGAAAAATTTTTGTTAGGTCTATATTTATAATTAAATAAACAAAAAATTTAATTAATAATTATGGCTGATTTACTAATGAAAATGCCTATCCCGTATGAACCGAAAAGACAGAATAGGTTTATCGTAAGATTTCCATCTAGTTTAGGGATAAACGAATGGTTTGTTGAAAGTGCAGCAAGACCGTCTATTAAAGTTGGTTCTACTGAAATTCAATTTTTAAACACCTCTACTTATGTTGCTGGTCGTTTTAACTGGGAAGAAATCTCTGTTAAATTTAGAGACCCAATCGGACCTTCCGCCTCTCAAGCTCTTATGGAGTGGGTACGTCTATGTGCTGAGTCGGTAACTGGTCGTATGGGTTATGCTGCGGGTTATAAAAAGAACGTAGATTTAGAAATGTTGGATCCTACCGGAGTTGTTGTTGAAAAATGGATTTTAGAAGGTTGTTTTTTAACTTCTGTAAACTTTGGTTCATTGGCTTATAACCAAGACGCTTTAGCTGACATTACAGCATCGCTTAGAATGGATCGTTGTATTCTCGTATACTAAAAATACTTCAACGAAAATATTTTATTTCAGATCCCCAACTTCTGTATGGGGATTTTTTTTATTTATATTTACAAAAAACATAAGTAAAGTATTTTTATAATAAAAGAAATACTATGGATGCAAATACGAATGAAATTGGTCAAATGAATTTTAATTTACCTCACGATGTGGTTATGTTACCCTCTAGAGGTAAGTTTTATAAATCAAAAAAGAAAAGTGTTAAAGTTGGTTATTTAACCGCGTCAGATGAAAACATTTTAGCTAATTTAAATTTTAGTAAATCTGTAAAAGAATCTATTGTATTACCTTTATTAAAAAATAAATTATATGAACCAGACCTTCGGCCAGAAGAATTATTAGATGGTGATTTGGAAGCCTTATTAATCTTTTTAAGAAACACATCGTTTGGCCCAGAGTACGCAGTTGAGTTAACCGATCCAAAAACAGAGAAGACATTTCAAGCAACAATATTATTAGACGAATTAAATATTGTTCAGACACCATTTGAACCAAATGAAGAAGGTTTATTTGAAACACAGTTACCTAGAAGTGGGGCACAAGTCAAATTAAAAATTTTAACATTAAAAGATTATATTGAAATTGATAGTATTATTGCAAATTACCCACAAGGTCGTATGGCACCATCAGCCACTTTACGGTTACAAAAAAATATTATAGAATTAAATGGTAGTAGAGACCAAGGGGAGATTGCAAAATTTATTGAGAGTATGCCGATTATGGACTCAAAACATATTAAAAATTACTTGAACGAAAACGAACCAAGATTAGACCTAAAAAAAGAAGTTATCGCCCCATCAGGAGAAAAAGTGAACGTAGGTATCGCTTTTGGGGTGGAGTTTTTTCGGCCTTTCTTCTGATTACCAAGCCCATTTACTTACCGAATATTATATTCTAGCCAAAATTTTAAGAACACAATATAGTGAATTTTTAAAAATACCAACATATGTTAGAAGGTTTTTAATTGATAAAATTATTGAAGACAATAAAAAACAATAAATTAATATTTATCAATTAAAGACAAATCAATTATGTTAATTCTTGACCCAGCACCTAAAACTAGTTTAACGGAAAAAAAAGAAGAAGTAAAAACCGGTATTCAAGACGCAACAATTGATATTGGTGGAAAACTAGAAGAACTTATTAAAGACCCAAAAAGTGTTTTAAGTGTTTTAACAAACACATTAAAAGAAGCTTTTGCTCCATCCAAATATATTGAAGCAACAAAATCTTTAAACGAAGAAGCTTTTAGACTAGCAAGAACATTGGGTGTTTCTAGTCAAAGAACTAGAGAACTAACCGTTGCCGTTGCTGACGCAATACCAGAATTTGTTGGAATTGGACTTGAGGTTGCCGACGCCGGTCTTGCTATGTCAACTCTATTTGAATCTTTAAACACAAATTTAACAATAGGTAAGGACGTGTTGGTGGATTTTGCCGCAACATCAAAAGTTACTGGTGTTGAACAAAAAACTTTAGCTGTAAATTTTAGAGACGTTGGTGTTGGTATCGCCAGTATTGGTGATAAAATGATGGAAGTAACCAAAATCGCCCAACAAGCAGGTGTTTCAGTAAAATCTGTTTCAGATTCAGTAGTTAGTAACCTTGACAAAATGAATATGTATAATTTTGATGGGGGAATTAAAGGTTTAGCAAAAATGGCCGCACAAGCGAGTAAGTTGGGAATGTCAATGGAAGGTGTTTTTGGTATTGTTGATAAAGTGTTTAATCCTGAAGGTGCAATTAATTTAGCAGCATCACTACAAAGATTAGGTGTTACAACAAGTGATTTATTAGATCCGTTAAGACTAATGGATTTGGCACAAAACGACCCAGCCGAACTACAGAACCAGATTGTAAATATGACAAAAGAATTTACAAGATTCAACAAAGAAACTAACCAATTTGAAATATTACCTGGTGCTAAAAGAAGACTTAATGAGATTGGGAAAGAATTGGGTTACAATAATGGTGAGCTACAAAAAATGGCAATAAACGCGGGAAATTTTGATTATAAACTCAAACAAATCAGAATGCCAAATCTCCCAATCAATGAAGATACCAAAAATTTGATTGCCACAATGGCACAGATAAATAAAGAAGGTATTGCTGAGATTAGGGTTGCGAGAACCGACAATCAAGGAAATTTTACCGGAGAATACGATCCTGTAGCTGTTCAAAATTTAACCGAACAACAAATAAAACTTGTTGAACAACAACAACTTTCTCAACAAGATAGTATGCCTGATATCGCTAAAGATCAGTTAGACGAATTAAGAAAACTTAATACAAATATAAATAAATTTGTTATGGCTCAACGATACGGTTTAGCTTCTAGTAATCTTTTTTCTGGTGCGTATGTTAGTTCATTGAGAATGGCAACCAAAGGGTTTGAAGACTCTAAATTTGGATCCGAACCTGCAACAACTTCAAAAACATACAGAGATAATATTGGACTTATGGGTAATAACTCAATCAAAGATATTATGAATATGACTGGTGATAAACTATTTGATATAGGAACAAAAATTTTTAATAATGGTATAAAACTTACTACTACCGACTTGAAAAATCAATTTCAAAGTATTGTGGACGGGGTAACAAAGATTTATACAACACCGGCTAATGATGTTGATTTTGTTAAAAACTTTAATGATTTTTATACTAATTCAAATATGGAAAAAAAAGTTAATCATTCTGGAAACATTAACTATACTTTCACTCACGACTTTAAATTGAGTGACATATCTAAATTACCAACACAAATGCAACAATTAATAATAGATTTATGGTCTAAAGGTTTAACCGAAACAGAAATTCAAAATTTAATGATGGACGCAAAAAACAAAGTTTTTAATGGGAACAATCAACCCACTATTATTAAAAAAACACCCTAACAAGTTATTTATATAATAAATAAAAATTAGTATGTCTGAAAGTACATTATCATTTGTTTCTTCATCTTCTTTTAGAAATTCTTTAATTGCTAGAAATCTAGCACCATATAATGTACAAGGAACATATAGTCCACCAGCCGGTAATGTGACTTATGAGGTTTCACCACTACAAGATTCTTCTGTAATAGATTCACCAGACAACTATATTGGTACAAATCAGTTTGCAAATGGACTATATCCTTTAAATGAATACGGACCAGATGGTGGTTTTAGTGGTAAATATAGTGTACCAGGACAACCACTACCGGTAGATTCAAACCAAGGACCCTATAACCCAAATGACCCAGAGTTTCAGTCAATAGATTTAATAAATGAATTTTTTATTGACGCAGCATACATTCAAAATAAGTATGGACCAGAAGGTGGTTTTAACGATTTATTTACGATTACCGACATACAACTATCAGAACAATACTTTCAGTCATATAACGAGCCGTTTGTTACATCTCTGTACAAACCATATCAGATATTAACTAGTCAAAACCCAAATGGGACTAGTGGGTTATTATCTCAAGATACCTATCTTGCAAAAATTGCAGCATCAAGTCTTAAATCTGCATTTGAAGAAAGAATTGCTTATGAAGTAACATTTTTAAATGCACAAGGACCATCAATACCACTTGGTTTTGGAAATTTAAACACATTAAATAGTCCTTTTTCTAATTTATTTACAAACTTTAATAACCAACCTTTATCAAATAAAGACTGGAAAATTACGGTTGGTGCTGATACACAATCAAACAACCAACAATTTACCAATAGAATACAAGAAAACTATTATCCTGCATCCCCAATACCTGGTGATTATTTTGATACTTTTTCACCTATACAAGCACCAGTTGTTGAGACGGCACTAGAAAATATTAATAATATTACTGGAAATGTAGGACCAATCTTGAGTTTAATGAGAAATCCATCGGAGACATTCATTTCAAACACAGGTAAAGCACAACAGTCAGTTTTATTTAATAGTTTAGATTATAACACATATAGACCGTCCTACAACAGAGGAAGTGTAAGTGCGAACTTACAAAATGCGGTAACTAACTTTTTAGATAATGACCCACAGATTACTGGGAAATATTATGTTGGTAGTGCGTTTTCAGAACCCTCACTAATTGAATCACCACCCAATCAAGTTGCTGTAAATAGTTTTGGTAAACAACAAAACACAATTGTTTATGGTCCATCAGAACTAGGGATTTTATATGAAGGTAATGAACAAAAATTAAATTTTGGTTTAAAAGGTAAGTCTATTACCGATGGTGGTGGTATTATGGGTGAGTTTATATGGACATCACCAAAATACCAAGCAAATGCTGGATTTAAAGTTGGAAGAGGTGGTGATCCGGTAAAACCAGATCCTGATTTTAACACTGACACACCAAGACGAGGTAACGATTTTAATTCGGTATCAAGTCAGTTTAGTAGAGATAAGTCAGTTGATTTTGATTTAAAATCTGGATCAATACTTGACGACACACAAAGGATTATTGACGCGGCAGACAAACTAACTGGTAAAGCAAGATTAAAACACGTAGGAAACGCGATTAATCAAGTATCAAAAGTTTTTAATGATGGATATAAAGAACTAACAAAAGGATCCCAAGTTATTGCGTATTATGATTCTGTAAGTGGTGGGGAAACAATCGGTATTAACGGTAATGAAGTTGGTAGAGAGTATTGTAGAGTTTTTCAAAAAGACACCCCGTATTATACATATGGTGATTTACAAAAAACAGATGGTATAACAACATCTGGTCGTAAATTTCATAATTCTGTTTTAGACAACACATTTAATTTGAATATAGCACCAATGAGAGGTGAAGGTTCTACAAATATTAGAGACGGTAGAGTAAAAAAATATATGTTTTCATTAGAAAATTTAGCGTGGAGAACATCAGACAAACCTGGGTTTACGATACAAGACTTACCAACGTGTGAAAGAGGACCAAACGGTGGAAGAATTATGTGGTTTCCACCATACGACTTATCATTTAGTGAAGATTCAAAAGCACAATGGAACCCAACTAAATTCTTGGGTAGACCAGAACCAATTTATACATATCAAAATTCGTCAAGATCCGGAACAATTTCTTGGAAAATTGTTGTTGATAACCCATCCTCTTTAAATACAATTATTGAAAAACAATTAGCAAAAAAAACAGATCAAGAAGTTAACTCAATTGTGGATTCGTTTTTTGCTGGTTGCGTAAAATACGATTTATATGATTTGGCGGCAAAATTTAATCAAATACCAATTAGTGAATTATATACGTATCAAGAAATATTAAATGATGCGAGAACAACACCAGAAGAAGTTAATACTGTTTTAAGTGAAATAAGTAAAATAAAAGAAGAAAAAAGTGGTGGGGCTAACTCTGGTAATCAAACAACCGATGGTACAGGTACTGATAATTCCCGTAAAAAAGTTATTATTGAAGAAGAATTAACTCCTAATTATATGATCTATTTTGCTCAAGGACAACCCAGAATTTCTGGTGGTAAGTGTGAACAAATAACAAGTGATGACGATTATAGTACTTACTATAAAAATTTATTAACTCAAAAAACAACAAAAGTTGGTAATAATGGTAATTATGTTGCAAACAAAGAAGCGGCAAAAAATAATGGTGTTGAATATCCGGCAGACTCTGTTATTGACTTTTTTAATAAGGAAATAGAAAAAAGTGTTTCAGTTGTTGATGAATTTTTAGATAAAATTGGGAATATTTTAGGTGATGGCGGTGAAGTAAATATGACTTTTGTTGGGGCGACAAATACTGTTGGTGGTGGGAGTGCTTGTAATCAAACTGCAGACGTATACAATAGATTTTTAGCTAAAAGAAGGTACGATTCAGTACTACAGTATCTTTTTCAAAAAAAGGTAAGTGATACTAAAACCTTTAAAGATTATTATACCGACGGAAAATTAATTTTAGCGGAACCCGAAGCTCTTGCATTTCAGTCCATTGTTTCATACAACGGAAATACGATCAATTGTAATGAAACGAAGGGTGAATTTAACGTTCCGGCTATGGCTTGTAGAAGTGTTATATTACAAAGTTATACAACAAAAGCGGCACCAGTAGACCCAGTTATTGAACCAAACCCAGATCCAGACCCAAATCCGGATAACACTGTAATTATAACACCACCAAAAAAACCAGTAAAAAAACCAGACCCAGTACAAAAATTAAAAGAAGGAATATCAAAAAAAATATTGAGAAATTTGTTTTCAGAGTGTGATTATTTTGAAGCCATTAAGGAAACAAACCCAATGGTATATGAATCCATAAAAGAAAAAATAAAATATTTTAGCCCGGCATTCCATTCAACAACACCAGAAGGATTAAACTCTCGTTTGACATTCTTAAACCAATGTATGAGACCGGGACAAACAATACCAGTTGTAGGAAATGATAATCAATTGAAATATAACGACGCATTAAATACTTCGTTTGGAACACCACCAGTATTAGTGTTAAGGATTGGAGATTTTTACCACACTAAAATTATCCCAAATAGTTTAGGTATTACATTTGACCCATTAGTTTACGATATAAACCCAGAAGGTATTGGTGTACAACCAATGATTGCAAAAATTACATTAAGTTTTGATTTTATAGGCGGACAAGGTTTGGCCGGACCAATCAAACAACTTCAAAATGCGCTCTCATTCAATTACTATGGTAATACTGAAATTTATGACGAAAGATCAATATCTACGGATAAAAAAGAAATAAGTGATAGAGACTTACAACTAGCAAAATTAATAGTTGGTAACGCAGGACCCCCAGTTAAATCTAAAGATGTTGAAAATCAGATATCACAAAAAGGGTTAACACCGATTGGTAATATTGTAACAACTAATTTAGACACAACAACGGGTATTGAAACTGGTGAAATTAGTTATTACAATCTTATGGGTGAATTACAAGAAAATACAAAAAATTATTTTAATACTGTTGTTAATCAAAATAAGTCAATAACTGAAGTAACAAATTGGGGTATTTCTCAATTAGTGTATAAAAAAAGTAACTACACAAAAGGAAATATTTTAGACCTAACATTAAAAAAAGAAACGGTTTTATATGGAAAACCAGATAACATATCAAAAAGATTTGGTAAATTAATTGATAATTGTGTAAAAGATGTTAACGACGACACAAACCCAATAATTGTTGGTATGAATAACATTAAAAACATACCAAGTAATATCTTTAGAAATATTAAAGAAACTTTGAAAAAGACTCTTAAAACTAACGAAATTGAATTAAATTTATTGGTACAACAACAAGTTAATAGTATTGTTGCAACAGAAGAAACACTAAATTATTCATTAAGAAAGACAGATGTTGTTTGCGACAATTTAGATGGTGTAAAATTAAAAACTGGTGATATTAAGGTTTATAGTTTATCTGCTGAATCAACCAATCAACTAATAACAGAAATAACCGACGCTTACCAACAATCAACTCAAAGAGATCTAATTTATTTTTTAAATCTACTCAAAACAAAAATAATCTTATCCGAAAGTTTTTATGACGAAGAAAATACGATTTACACATCTAATTCAGGAGATTTAAAAATTACAACAATACCGGATAAAAGATATTATATGGGGATGTCAAATATACTATTAAACAACAATAAATTTGATGCTTTTGTAAATTCATTAATTGATAGTGAAGTGAAAAAAATAAATGGTTTAGAATTACAAATTAAAGAAATATGTACTGGATTCAAAAATAGGTGTTATGATGATCACGTAGCAGAAATTAAATATTTTGAAACTTTGGACAAGGATGTAGAATTTCAAGAGTTCTCAAAATATGAAATTAAGTTTACACTTGAAGGAGCATCACAAACCATAAACTTTTTTAAAGATAAAAAAATTGGTTACACAACAGAGGAGATTGGTAATAGCGGACAGAAAAAGAAAAAAATAAAAGACTTATATAACAATAAAAACTTGAATGAAAATAAAGAGACGTTCAACGGCAAAACAACATTTAATTAATTATGGCATTACAATACTACAATAGATATAGTAATTTTTTAGTAAACGGAGAACAAACTGTTGTTCCTTACTTAACATTACAACCTAAAAGTAGTGATAAAAAATATATCTATAGAGTTGGTCAATCTAGATTAGATAAAATTTCCCAACAATATTATAATTCACCATTTTTTGGTTGGTTGATCTTACAAGCAAATCCTGAATTTACTGGTTTTGAATTTAACATTCCAGACGGATCAGTATTGACAATACCATATCCTTTAGTAACTTCATTACAAGAGTATAAATCTACTTTAGATAATTATAGATTCTATTATGGTAAATAACGGCGAAAATATTTTAGTTGAATTTGATTATCAAAACATTACCGTTATAGACCCAAATAAGTTAGTTGATAATAACGGAAAAGTAAGTGAACGATTAATCAATCACGAAGATTTGATTATGTACGCTAATCTTGAGTGTAATGTTGTCCCTAGGACAAAATTAGCCGTTGGTGTACCACTTGACGAATCCCTTAAAACAATTTCCGTTGGTAAGATAAATTTTTTAAACCCCGGATTTAAGACGTTTCTTGATGATGCATACACCGATGAAATAACAGGAAAAAACACCCTACAAGGCAGAGGTGTAAACCAAGTGAACTCAAATGTAAAATACGCACCAAATAAAAGCGATAACTACTACGTTCAACAAACACTAACTTCAGACGGACAACCAGGTGCGGTTGACAACGGACTATTAGGTATAACAGATATATCAATAACATATGGTACAGATTTTTTACCAGTTATTGATGTAACACTAGAAGACGTTAAAGGTAGGGCACTTTTTGAAGGTGGAAATAACTCACCTTACGCGGCCTTTTTCCAACTACCATACCCAATTTTTTATCTAACAATTAAAGGTTATTTAGGTAAAGCGGTGAGAATACCGTTAATGTTATACACGTTTACAAGTAGTTATGATTCAAGCAGTGGTAATTTCAGAGTACAGTTAAAATTTTATTCATACAAATATTCTATATTATCCTACATTCCGTGGGGTGGGATGCTAGCTGTTCCATTTATGTATAGGTCAGTTATTGAAACAAAGAACGAGACTCAAACAAACCAAACTTCTTCCGTAACATTAGATAGGTCATTTTCTAGCGGTGGTTACCAAAAAATGAAAGAACTTTATTCTGAATATAAGTCTAAAGGGTTAATTGATGAAAATTTCCCAGAGCTAACAATTCAACAATTACAAAGAAGGTTAAATATTTTCTTAAAAACAATTTATGAAAGTTTTAAGAAAACAAATATGAATATTCTAAACGATATTGATGATTTTGAAAAAAACTTGGAGTTGTATAGATCTGAAGTTGTGACATATACAGACTCTTGGGTTAAAACTTTTTTAGACGAAAAAAACCCTTATACAGACACTTTAGGTCGATTAAATTACTTATATAAAAAAGAACTAATAAATATTTTTGATGCGGACGTAAGACTTAAAGCGCTTGTTTTAAAATACAACAAACTTCTTGAAAATAACAAAACATTAGGTAAAAACACTAAAAATAGTGTACCAATTGATATTGTATGTAACTCAACAAGTTTTTGTATTTTTATTAGTAGTGTAAAATCAACGTCTGATTTAGATTTAAAAAAAACTTATTTTCAGAGAACAGGTAATGAATACCCAATAGGTAATCAACAAATAACTAGTGGATTTGAAGTACAAATAGGGAAAGAAATTAATGGTAAAGATTTATATTTTTATGAAGGTAAAGACTCATTTATTGAGAAAATTAACAAAATTAAAGAAGATTTTTTAAAACAGAAAAAAACAATAGAAGACGAACTAACAAAAGATTTGTCTAATAGAATTTCGGGTAGTGTTGCCGATGGTGGTATAGGGTTTGAACCAACAATTAGAAATGTTTTGGCCGTCTTTTTCGCCCAAGGCGAAGCACTATTGAGACTTATGGACGATGTACACACTAAAGCTTGGAATGTAAGAGAAGATAGGTTTAGGAAGGGAGCAATTTTTAACAACAGTACTGCGTCAAGTGTTGATGTAAAAGATTTACCGGAATCACAAACACCGGTATACCCTTGGCCGCAAATTATAAATAAAAACGATACCAAAAAAGATGGTGAGAAATATGAACTAGTTTATCCTGGGGATGATGCTGTTGCAACGTCCTTGAATGCGTTTAACCCAGAAATTTGGCCAGAGGTTGAGTTCATTGAGGAATTTATAAGTGGATACTCAACAAGAGAAACACAAATACCTGAACCCGAAACAATTTCAAACTCATTGGTAAACCCAAAAAGATTAAGTCTTAACTCTATAGAGTTTCCTATTGGGAATGACGTTTTTGCCAACACTGAAGAAGTTAAGTTTTTCTACGAAATGTATGAAAGGTTACTTATTAATTCATTTTATGAAAGAATGAATAGAGATGGTGTTTATCAATATAACATACCTTTCTATGTTGCCGAAATGGAAAGATTAAATATTGTGGAAGCTCTAGGTGATGACAACCCTTATTTATCTAATAAGTTAAAAGAATATGATTTATCTGATTTTCTATCTTTTTTAAGAGACATCTCAAATCAGGGACAAGGACCATCTTGGCAAAACTATATAAGAGGTGAGTTTAATACACCATATATAAAAAATGACACTAAAAAAACATTTGAGATTTTTAATGTTGAGATTTTAGACAACAACGAAAGTAAACCAAGTTTGTCTGTTGATAATAGCGATCTAATCACAAAATACTTTAGTAAAAATGTTGTTGTTGAAAATTTTGATTTTCCGGACATATACCCATTAACCAATATAGGTTGGATACAAAATTATATGGCCGGCGGAAGTGTTATTAATTTTCCTATTGACACATTTATAACGGCAAATGTTTTAAATTATAATGAAGTTTATAAATCTGTTACAAACTTTGAACAAGGATCGGCAGTATTAAAATTACCAATATCAAATTTTAATTATGAACCGACAACCTTCTCCCAGACATTAAATTTGACGAATTTAAAAACATTCTATGAAAGTAGAAGTTTTAATAAACAATATATAACTGAAGGTAATTTAAATTATATTAATTACACAAATAACCTTACTGCCGCACAAACAACATCAATATTAAACACACCTTATTTTGTTAATGCAATACAAAAAGGTGTTTATGAATTTAGGTACAATTCTTTTAACCAATATCCATATAAAGAAGCTGCTTATCTTTTTTTAAGTAGTTTACCATTAACAACTACAGTTGAGAGATATAAAACTTACGATAACGGTGTTATAAAAGAATTAGACTATGTGTTAGCAACATTAAAAAAATATGGGGCAATACATAAATTACCATATTCTTGGATCTTAAAATATGGTGGTGTTTGGCATAGGTATAAAACCTGGATAGAAACCGGTGTTGATTTTTTACAAGACATTTGGGGAGATTTTAACTACGAAGGAAATTACGACCCAATCACAAGTGCTGTAACTAAAAATTATGATCTAATTATTGACGGATCACCTTACAAATTTGTACTACAAGAAGATTTAACTGTTGGTCCACTTAGTAAAACGGTTATGAACACGGGGTTTTACCCAAAAACATTAGACGATTTTAACGTTTTTTATCAAGGGACAAGAGTTTTTGATTCGACATATGAAGTTTCCGGTACTTGTAAAGTTTCGGCAACAACAAATATTTTAGAAATTGTGAGTATTACATCACCAGATTTAATTACTGGGAGTATATTATCCGGACCTAACATTATTTTAGGCACAACAATTCTTTCTCAAATTTCTGGAACAACGGGGGGTGCTGGAAAGTATTTAATCTCTGAAACATACCCAACTGGTTTATCATTGACAGATTTTAAATTGGCAAATGTAGAAAATATAGACTACTCAAGTGGAGACATACAAGCTGCAATAAATGACGGATCATTATATTTAAATTTTGACAACAATACCGTTTTAACAAAATTAAACGGATTTGACCCTTTGAGTAGTAATAGATCTTTAATGTTGAAATCTTGGAGTTGTTATGCACCAGTCCAAGACGAAGAGTTTATATTTCCACTACCGTCTTTTGGCGCACCAACAAACCAAGTTGGTCAGGAATGTTTTAACAATATTGGAAATTTAAAAACAGAATTAAAAAACAATCCAGCATTATTTAACGGTAGTATACGTAGTTTTTGGAAAGCACCTAACTACGGTTATTTTGATGACCAAAAGGTTAGCATACCATCACCGGATGCATATTTAAAAAACGTCTTATCCGAATTACCAACACAAGAAAACTTTTCAATAAACGGGAAGTCATCAAATTATTCAAAGATAGACGATATGTTTAGTGCATTTGATAAAGATGTTTTAGATACATTAGAGAAAGAATTTTTATTATTTTCTAAATCGGTTTATGACTACGAAACAACATTATCACCAAAAAACGAAGAACTACAATCACAAAAAGACTTTAAAAACTTTCAAGCACTTATGAGGTTGTTGATGAAAATACCAAAACCAACAAAAACAACTGCTAGTGAGATAATTCAGGAAGTTCAAGAAAATCAGATAACAAATTTTCAAAGCAACTTTAAAAACTTTATGGAATATCAAGTTGTGTTAAAATACGGAAACCCGTCTAATTTTAACAAAAGACTCTTTTATACATTCTCAAACGATTTTATACAAGATCCATATTCATATAACTACTATAAAACAAATTCACCAAACGCTTTACCATCGTCATCAAACACAATAACATTAGCAAACTCAAAATTACAATACCCAAATACCTGGAAGACATTAGAAACCTATGTTGGTTTTTCTGAAATAACTTTGTTAAGGTATTCTGATTCGGGTTCATATATAACAGATTTTTTTATTGATATAAATGTGGAATTTTCAGAACAAAACGTGATAAATTTTGCACCAATAATAAAGATATATGCTACACAAAAATTACAAGACCCATCACTGAATAGGACAAAGTTTTTTACTCTTATGTCTAATTATATCACTAAAAGTGAAACATATATTAACACAGTATTGGGTTTAGAGTTGACAACTGTTAGAAAAAATTTAAAATCTGTAACAATAAAAAAAGAATCAAAAAAGGTAAAAGCGGATTTAGATGGGGAACAAACAAGGTATGAACTATATGATATGTTCAAGGGACTAAACGATACCTGGATTGCCGGAGGTGACTATAAAACAAAAACTCTATTTGAAGACGTATTATTATTTGATAGAGCAAGTAGGGACGTTGGACAAAAAATTTATGTTGATGTGTTTAAAGCAAAAGACACAATTGATTATGGTTCGTATAAAAATAAAATGATAGACATCGTTTCAACAATAATAACTGAAAATAATTTTACATTTTTTACATTACCAGCTTACGCCAATTTTTATAACGTACAAGATGCTAGTAAAAACCCAACCCCAGCACCAGAAGGGTCGTTAGAGTTTGCAAATACATTGTTTGGGACATTTGCAACATTAGACTATAGAGAAACTAGTTCAAAATTTTTGTGTTTATACGCCAGTAAACCTAGTGAACATTTAGCACTTAATGAAAACGTTGATTATAGATTTAGAGACGACGCTTTTGATTTACGAAGAGCCAGCGATTGTCCGTTAGTTGAAGATCAAGACGGAAAACAAGATTGGGATAGATCAAACAAAGTTGTTGGTTTTAACGTTGATATGGGACCACAAAATCAACAGATATTTAAAAGATTTGATGTTTCACAAGAACCCGGAGACCCAACAACAGAATCTTTAGAAATGTTAAACCAAATGGCTAACTTAAATAGAAATAGAGCTGGCGCATCACAAAGTGCTTCCTTATATAACGTATATAGAAATAGAAGTTATAAATGTAGTGTTGATATGTTAGGTAACGCTATGATACAACCAATGATGTATTTTAACTTGAGATACGTACCAATGTTTAGCGGTCCATATATGATTACAAAAGTAACCCATAAAATTAATGATTCTGGTTTTGATACAACATTTGAAGGCCAGAGACAACCCTTTTATAGTATTCCAGCTCTTGATAAATATTTACAGTCATTAAGTACTAAAATTTTAACATCATTAAGACAAAAAATTCAAGAAGAGGATAACCGATTAAGTGAAACACCAGAAAATGTTAAAACAGAAGTAAATAGTTCTGTAAGTTATGCAACATCCGGTATTGGTACCGTATCAACACAGAGTTGTTCAGCCAATTTAATTAGATCATACCAAGATTATGTAAATATCACACCAACAGAAATGACAACAACGTTTAAAAATTTATATGATTTATTAACCCAAAAAATTAAGAGTCAAGGTTTGGATAGTGAAAGATCAGGACTTTTAAGAGCTTTTATTTTTAGTACAATATACATTGGAAGTTTTAATTCTCAAAACTTTAAAAGTGTTGAAAACAATTATGCGGCAATACCACTTAATATAGATTGGGGTGGATCAGCAACATATTTTGATTCAGAATATTTTTGTGTTGATCAAGGGACAAACTTAAAAGTACCAATGGCAAAATTTTCTAACTTGGAAAAATTCCTTGATTTTATGATAAATAAATATACCGGAAAATTGGGATCTATTGAATCTTATTTAGATAAAACAGCAACAACAGATGCTCAAATAAAAACGACAATAATAAATGCTGTCACTAAAACATATATAATTGATTTCCCAAAAAACAAATCAACAAAAGTGTACGATGAAATGATTGAGTCTGATAAAGAAAAAATCAAAGAAAAAATAACCAAATCTTATAATTTATTAGAATCTTTATAATATTTGAAATTACTAGATATTTATAAATAAAAAATTGTATGAACAACACTAAATTAATATTAGACAATTATCTTGGTAAAAATACAAGAATGTCGGAAAAAGATATGGGTGACGGCACAAAACAAGTTTGTGATTTAGATACTGGAGATTGTTATACACTTAGAATGAAGGATGGTCTTATTGAAAGAGTTGACAACACAATGAGACAATTTAAAAAAATCCACGTTGAAACCAAATCTGGAATAAAAACATTATTAAACGGTTAAAATGAAAGTAGACAAAAAAATACTTGAAGAAATTAGAAGATTTAATAGTATCAACAACTATATTGTTGAACAAGCGGCTGAAGAACCAATTGATTTGGGAGCGCCAATTGAAGGAGAAGAAATACCTGGAGAGATTCCACCACCACCAACGGCAGAACCTACTGATTTAGGAACACCACCACCACCTCCGGGAGGTGATTTAGGGGCTACTGGCGCAACAACAGGAACAACTGTTGATATTGCTAATGATCCAGATGTTGAAGAAGTTAAAGGTGATGAAGAAAGTATGGACGATAGTGGTGATGTTGAAGAACTTGATATTACCGATCTTGTTGATACACAAAAATCTATGTCGGATAAACAAGAAGAATATTTTAATAATTTATTTGGCCAACTACAAAACTTGGAAAGTAAATTAGGAGAAATGGATAATCTTGTTAACAAAATTAATGACCTAGAAGCTAAATTTGATAAATTTAGACCAAAAACACCGGTTGAAAAATTGGAATTGAGAAGTCTTGATTCTGGGCCATTCAACCAGAAACTATCAGATTTTTTTGAAGACAAACAAGGTGAAATGGAACAAAGCGGAAAGAATGAGTACGTTTTAACCACAGACCAAGTTGAAGAAATGTCACCTAAAGCAGTTAGAGATACCTTTAATGACTTTAATGACGAAAACGATACAATGTAATGTTTAAGGTCGCAAATTACGACCTTAAACTTTTTTTTATTAAGCATATTGACTACTATTTTTATTTAACTTATATTTTCTATTGTAAACTTTTAAACAAATATATATATGGCGACAAGCAATGTTCTAGATGCGGTTTTGGCTCAGTACGAGAATGCAAAACAAAGTGGTTCTTCTTCCACTTCAAAAATGTCACAAGAAGAGAGAATGAAAAAGTATTTTGCTGCAATACTTAAAGACAACGAAAAGCAAGCACAAAAAAAGATTCGTATCCTACCAACACCCGACGGATCCTCACCCTTTAAGGAGGTTTGGTTTCACGAAATCAATGTTGATGGTAAATGGCAAAAATTCTACGATCCAGGAAAAAATGACAATGAGCGTTCACCGTTAAGTGAGGTTTATGAGGAATTAATGTCAACTGGTAAAGAATCCGACAAAGAATTGGCAAAACAATACAAACCTCGTAAGTTTTATATTGTTAAAGTTATTGACCGTGACAACGAACAAGACGGACCTAAATTTTGGAGATTCAAACACAATTACAAACAGGAAGGAATTTTTGATAAAATTATCCCAATCTACAAAGCAAAAGGTGATGTTGCAGATGCTGACAAAGGTAGAGATTTAATTCTTGAACTAACAAAAGCAAAAACACCTAAAGGTGCGTTCTATACGGTAATCCAAACGGTTATGTATGATGACCCAACACCAGTTCACGAAGACGACGACACAATGAAAAGTTGGGTTGAAGACGAACTTACTTGGGATGGTGTTTATTCTAAAAAACCTGCCGAATATCTTGAAGCGATTGCTAGAGGTGAAACACCAAGATGGGATTCAGACGCTGGAAAATATGCTTATAGTAATACAACAGAAGCTGAAATTACTATGGGTGGTGGAAATTCTAAACCAGAACCAAAAACTGTGGATCCACAAGTAAATGACGAAATTGACGAAGAGTTACCATTCTAATTTTATTTAAATTAATGGGTATATTAGTAGACAATGTACCCATTTTTACTTATCTTTTTAAAAAAAACTTATGGCAATTAAAAAAACAGACTTTAGTTCGATAAAGAAAAAATTCTCATCGGACGCAAAATACAAACCACAAAGATATTTTGATTTAGGACCAGCATTTTTAGATGCGGTAGGCTTACCAGGTCCAGCGATGGGACATATTAATATGTTTTTAGGACACTCTGATACTGGTAAAACAACAGCACTTGTAAAAACAGCCGTTGACGCACAGAAAAAAGAGATACTACCTGTTTTTATCATTACAGAACAAAAATGGTCTTTTGAACACTCAAGACTTATGGGTTTTGAATGTGAAGAGGTTGTAGATGAAGAAACCGGCGAGTTAACTTGGGATGGTTTCTTCTTGTTTAATAATAATTTTAGTTATATTGAACAAATTACCGAATATATTAATGAGTTATTAGACGCACAAGAAAAAGGTGAACTTGATTATTCTTTATGTATTATGTGGGATTCAGTTGGTTCAGTTCCTTGTAAAATGACTTACGAAGGTAAAGGTGGTAAACAACACAACGCAAGTGTTTTAGCGGATAAGATCGGTATGGGAATTAACCAACGTATTTCTGGATCAAGAAAAGCAGATACAAAATACGAAAATACGTTAATTATCGTTAACCAACCTTGGGTTGAATTACCAGACAATCCATTTGGTCAACCAAAAATCAAAGCAAAAGGTGGTGAAGCAATTTGGTTAAACTCATCTTTGGTATTTTTATACGGAAACCAAAAAGGTGCTGGAACAACAAAAATTACGGCAACAAAAGATAAAAGAACTGTTAAATTTGCGTCAAGAACAAAAGTATCGGTTATGAAAAACCATATAAATGGCCTTGGTTTTGAAGATGGTAAAATTATTGTAACACCCCACGGTTTTTTACCTGGAAAAGATGCGACAGAAGAAAAGAAGTCTATTGAGACCTACAAAAGTGAACATGCCGAATATTGGAAAAATATTATTGGTGTAGATGGTGAATTTGATTTAAAAGAAGAAAAGGTATATGAATAATAATAAATTAAAAGTAGTATCATTATTTTCCGGTTACGGAACACAAGAGTTGGCACTTAAATACATTGGTGTTAATTATGAAAATGTTGCAAACTGTGACAACTTCAAACAAGCAAACGAATGTTACGATGCTTTACATACAACAACAAGTGGAAATTTAGGAGACATAACAAAAGTTGATGAAAATAACTTTCCAGATTGTGACTTATTAACATATTCATTCCCTTGTCAGGACATCTCAATTTCAGGTGTTCAACGAGGAATTAAAGAAGGTACAAGAAGTGGGTTACTATTTGATGTTGAAAGATTATTATCCGTTAATAGACCACAATATTTGTTGATGGAAAACGTTAAAAATCTTGTGTCTAAAAATCATTATGAAAATTTTAAAAAACACATTTATTTTCTTCGTGGATTAGGTTATACGTCATATTGGAAAATTTTAAATGGTGCTGATTTCGGTTGTCCCCAAAATAGAGAAAGAGTTTTTATGATTTCTGTTTTAAATGGTGACAAAGATGATGTAAAACAAAAAATGATGAATGTTGACAGTCACAAAAAAACTAGGATACCTATGGACACATTTATTGAGGATACCGAAGATCAATCGTTATTTATTGATTGTCCATACACTTTACATCAACCAAAACATCACACAATTTGTAGGTTAATTGCTAGACGAGACGATATTAGTTACGACCAAGCAAGAAGGATCTATTCTATTGAAGGATGTTCACCTTGTCTAACAACCAGTGGATCCCCACAGATTATGACAAGAGACGGTAGAGTAAGAACAATTACCGCAAGAGAGGGTTATAGATTTATGGGTGTTCGTGATGAAGATATTGATTTATTATTAGCAACATCGTTATCAACAAAAGGTCACGTATCTTTAGCCGGAAACTCAATTTGTGTACCAGTAATGGAAGCCATATTTACAGAGTTTTTCTCTAACTATATCCAGGAAAAAGAACCAGTATTGTCAAACCCAATAAACGAAATTTCTAATGACTAAATCTTTATTAGTTGACGGAAATAATCTATTAAAAATTGGTTTTCACGGCGTTAAAGACTTTTTTAATAAAGGAGAACACGTCGGTGGTACTTGGCACTTTTTAAACACTTTAAGACGATTTTTAGAGGAAAGTAATTACAATAAAGTTGTGGTATTTTGGGATAGTGAAACTAGTTCCTCACAAAGAAGACTTATCTATCCCAAATACAAACTTAACCGAAAACAAAAAGACGAAGAAGATTTTAGAGAACAATCTTTTACTACTCAAAAAAATAGAGTAAAACAATACCTAGAAGAAATGTTTGTTAGACAATTAGAAGTTGAAAAATCGGAGGCTGACGATTTAATCGCTTATTATTGTCAAATTTCTGAAGATGAGGATAAAACAATATTTTCATCCGATAGAGATTTAACACAATTAATTTCTGAAATGGTAACTATATATTCACCCCAACAAAAACGATATTATAAAAATGGTGATGGTATTAAAATGGACACATCAGAGATACCACATTACAATATCAAAACTTACAAAATATTAACTGGTGATAGTTCAGATAATATTGATGGTATTTTTTATTTGGGTGAAAAAACATTTCTTAAATTATTTCCTGAAATACTTGATACTGAATTAAAATATACCGATATTTTAACAAAGGCAGAGAGTTTACTTTCGGAACAAAAAGGAAATGTGGCCTTACAAAATCTCCTAAGCGGGAAAACCAAAGAGGGAATATTTGGAGAGGAGTTCTTCACAATCAACGAAAAATTAGTGGATCTTGCAAACCCATTAATTTCAGATGAAGGAAAAGATTTAGTTAGATTATATTATTCAGAGTCGTTGGATCCAAACGGAAGAGGACATAGAAATCTAATAAGAATGATGATGGACGACGGATTCTTTAAATTTCTCCCAAAGGGGGACGATGCCTGGGTGAATTTTTTAAAGCCATTTTTAAAACTATCAAGAAAAGAGAAAACAAATTTTAGAAACAAACAAAAAAAGTAAAAAAGTAAAAATGAGAGAGCAAGACGTAACAAAAGTAGAATTTTTATTAACGTGTAATGACAACATTGTTGTACAACGATTCTTTAACGTTAAAGGATTTAACAAAAGCGCACACAAATCAGAAGAATTTTATGATTACATTAAATCATTTTGTAATGGGTTACAATATGATTTAAAAATGAGATCCGTAATTTATATGTTGGAAAACCAATATGAAATTATGGAGAACCCAGAAGTGTTAAACACATCTATAACAGAGGGTCAAGAAATTTTTAACCTTTATATTAAGGTAGAAAATGTGACAATTTGTCAGAGGTCGTTTGATGCAAAAGTATACCCCCCAAAGGTCAGATACACCGTAGACCTACGCCCAAGACTGAAAAACATATTATCAGAACTTACTGACATTTTTTCAGGTAGAAAATTTAATTATTTTTATCCACAATTTATTCAAAAGTAATAGTATTTATCTTTACTAACAGAAGGAAATTATATGGCGACGAACAAAAACTTTGAATATCTTGGTAACAATTTTCAAATACAACTACTTAACCAAATCATTGTAGACAAAGACTTTTCACACTCAATTATTGAGGTAATTGAAAACAATTATTTTGAAAACAAGTATTTTAAAATAATCATTCAAATGATAAAAGAGTACTATACAAAGTATGAACATACACCATCATTTGATACCCTAGAACAAGTCGCAAAATCCGAATTACAACAAGAAACCGCCATTAAAGTTGTACTTGATACAGTTAAGAAAATCAAGTCTGCACCTATTGACGGAGCGGATTTTGTACAGGAAAAGGCACTTAAATTCTGTAAACAACAAGAATTACAGAAAGTGATGAAAAAGGCACAAAAGATTATCGACGGAGGTGAGTTTGAAAACTATGACACACTAGAAGAATTGGTAAGAGACGCATTACTTGTTGGATCAAAGGACACCTCAATGTTAGACGTTTTTTCAAACCTAGACCAAGTCCTAGATGAAGACTATAGACACCCAATACCAATGGGAATACCAGGTATTGATAGGTTGTTGAAAGGAGGATTAGCAAAAGGGGAAATAGGTGTTATTTTAGCACCTACCGGTGTAGGTAAATCAACCATTCTTACAAAGATCTCAAACCACGCATTTAACCTAGGATTTAACGTTCTTCAAGTATTTTTTGAAGACAACCCAAAAGTGATACAGAGAAAACATTTTATTCTCTGGACAAAGATTCACCCTGACGAATTGTCAGAAAAAAAGGAAGAGGTGATGGCCAAAGTAACAGAAATCAAGGAAACAATGACAAATGAGTTAATCTTAAAGAAATTACCATCTGACACAAAAACTATGTTGCAAATCAAAAATGAAATTAGAAAGATGATTGCAGATGGTATTAAAATAGATATGGTTGTTTTAGATTACATTGATTGTGTTGTTCCGGATAAAAACCTAGGGGATGAATGGAAAAGTGAAGGATCCGTAATGAGAGGATTTGAAGCTATGTGTCACGAATTAGACCTAGTTGGTTGGACTGCAACACAAGGAAATAGAGCTTCTATTTCATCAGAGGTTGTTACAACAGACCAAATGGGTGGATCAATTAAGAAAGCACAAGTAGGACACGTTATTATTTCAATAGCAAAGACATTACAACAAAAAGAAATGAAGTTAGCCACAATTGCAATTACCAAGTCTCGTATTGGAGATGACGGTGTGGTGTTTGAAAATTGTAAATTTGATAATGCGATGATTGAAATTGATACTGAATCCACAACTACATTTTTAGGTATTGAGGAACAAAAAGAAGAAAGACAAAGACTACGAGTTAAGGAATTGTTGGAGAAAAGACAACAAAGAGAACAAGAAAAAAAATCATAAAATAAAATAATTAAACTAATAAAAAATGAATATTTCACAAAAAATATTGAGCGATATTACGGTACATATGAAATACGCTAAATTTGTACCTGAATTAAACAGAAGGGAAACTTGGGAAGAACTGGTGACAAGAAATAAAGAAATGCATCAGAAAAAATACCCAAAAATTAAAGACGAGATAGAAGAAGTGTACAAAATGGTATACGATAAAAAAATTCTTCCATCTATGAGATCATTACAATTTGGTGGTAAACCAATTGAGATTTCACCAAACAGAGTTTATAACTGTGCTTATTTACCGATAGACCACACAGACGCATTTTCAGAAACAATGTTTTTGTTATTAGGTGGAACAGGTGTAGGGTTTTCAGTTCAAAAACATCACGTAGATAAACTACAGGAAATTAAAAAACCAAACCCAACAAGAACAAGAAGATACTTAATTGGAGATTCTATTGAAGGGTGGGCTGACGCAATTAAAGTATTGATGGAATCTTATTTTGGGTACAAAGCATCAACACCAATATTTGATTTTTCAGATATTAGACAAAAAGGGGCAAACCTTGTAACGTCTGGTGGAAAAGCACCAGGCCCTCAACCATTAAAAGATTGTATTCACCACATTACAAAGGTGTTGGAAAACAAAAACGATGGTGATAAATTAACACCAATTGAAACTCACGACATTGTATGTCATATTGCTGATGCAGTATTGGCTGGTGGAATCAGACGTGCAGCACTTATCTCATTATTTTCAGCTGATGATGATGAAATGATTTCTTGTAAATCCGGAAATTGGTGGGAATCAAACCCACAAAGAGGTAGAGCAAACAATTCAGCGGTTTTATTAAGACATAAAGTAACACAAGAATATTTTATGGGTCTTTGGAAAAGAATTGAACTATCAGGTGCTGGTGAACCAGGAATTTATTTATCAAACGATAAAGATTGGGGAACAAATCCTTGTTGTGAAATCGGTTTACGACCATACCAATTCTGTAATCTATGTGAAGTTAATTCTTCAGATATTGATTCACAAGAAGACTTTGAAAAACGAGTTAAAGGTGCTGCGTTCATCGGAACACTACAAGCGGGTTACACAGATTTTCATTACTTGAGAGATGTTTGGAAAAGAACAACAGAAAAAGACGCACTTATTGGTGTTGGAATGACAGGCATTGGTTCTGGTGTTGTATTGGGTTATGATATGAAAGCAGCCGCTCAAGCCGTTAAAGAAGAAAACGAAAGAGTTGCAAATTTAATTGGTATTAACAAAGCCGCCCGTACAACAACTGTAAAACCATCTGGTACATCATCATTGGTTTTAGGCACAGCATCTGGTATTCACGCTTGGCATAATGACTATTATTTAAGAAGAATCCGTGTTGGAAAAAATGAGGCAATATATTCATACCTTGCGATTAATCACCCAGAATTAGTTGAAGATGAGTACTTCCGACCACACGATACTGCGGTAATTACAATACCACAAATGTCACCAGAAGGATCAATTCTACGATATGAATCAGTATTTCAAATGCTGGAAAGAGTAAAAAAAGTATCTCAAGAGTGGATCAGAAATGGACATAGAACAGGACAAAACACACACAATGTATCTGCGACAGTCTCAATTAAAGAAGACGAGTGGGACTTAGTAGGTGACTGGATGTGGAAAAACAGAAAATTCTATAATGGACTATCTGTTTTGCCCTACAACGGAGGAACTTATACCCAGGCACCTTTTGAAGATTGTAAAAAAGAAGACTTTGAAAGATTATCCGCAACATTAAAAGATGTAGATCTTACAAAAGTTATTGAGTTACAAGATAACACCGATCTTCGTGGTGAAGCCGCTTGTGCTGGTGGTGCGTGTGAAATTGTATAAGATATGAAAGCAAGTTGGGGAAATAATGTAACGCTAACATACCAAGTTTTGTTAGCGTTTTATAACCAAAGAAAAACTAACTAAAATGACAGTAAACTCATCAAAAGATTGGATACAACAGTTATATGTTCAGGAGACAACTAAAAAATCTCCTGAACCTGACTTTTATAAGGATGATTCTGGAAATATTGTTATGACAGAATCTTTCCATATGAAACGAGGTAAATGTTGTGGAAACAATTGTAGGCATTGCCCCTACGAACCACTTTACGAAAAAGGTAATACAAACTTAAAAGAATCACTGAAAAATCAGTGATTTTTTTTATTTATATAAAATATCCCAATACTATATTTATTAGATATGGCAGATGGTATAACTTATGGTATTAATTTTCCTTTTGTAGATTCATACGTTGGAAAATATTTAGACGCTTCAGATACTGGAGAGGAAGAGGTTAGAAGTAATTTAATTCACTTACTATTAACAAGAAAAGGGTCAAGATATTTTCTTCCAGATTTTGGTACAAGATTATATGAATATATTTTTGAACCGTTAGACGGACCAACATTTTCTGAAATTGAAAGTGAAATAAGAGAATCTGTTGAGAACTATATGCCTGGAATTTTAATTACAAATATATCAATAACAGACGCCGCACAACAAGTTAACAGTCAAGACACAACATACATTAGTGAAGGTGGTCAAAGAGAATTTAAAACACCAAACATTGCAACAGAGGAGCACACAGCAAAAATAAAAATTGATTATAGAAATACAAACGGAGCTTTTAACTCAAGTGATTTTGTAATTTTAAATATTTAAAGACAAATGGCAAATAAAAAAATATCCCAGTTACCTTTCGTTGGTTTTTCAGACTATACACCAAACGATATTATTGCAATTGTAAATTACCAAAACCCTATTGGTGTTACAAACAGTACACCATTAAAGGATGTACAAACATACATTTTAAGTGGTCTTACAGATGTTTTTGCAACTGGTGGTACGTATTCCGCAGGAACAATAACAATTGAAAATACAACTGGTGGTACATTTACAATAACAGGTTTACCAATAACAAAAGAAGTTTTTTATAAATCAGCCGGGTTAAATTTGGAGTTTAAGGGGTTTTTTTATGAACCATTTTGTGACGGCGGTACAGATCCTGTTGCGATAAGTGGTAGTATACCTAATGATTTTGGTAGTATAATTAGTTCTGACATTATTACGATACCAGAGTTTAGTGGTAATGTAGTAACCGACATTGACTTGGTTTATGGTCAAAATGGGGATTTGTTTGGTGGAAACCTTATTTCCACAGCAATAACATATTCGTATACAATTGATACGTTCACACAATTAGACGTTTTACCGGTTTTTTCAGCTGTAACAACAAACGACAATTTTTCAATAACCACCTTTCAAAATGACACAAAGTTATTTATATTAGGTCTCAAATTAAGATATACAACTTTATAAAAACATACAAATGGCAAATAAAAAAATATCATACACGACTAGGGACTTTCAAGGGATAAGAACGGAATTAATTAATTTCACAAAAGAATATTACCCAGACGTAGTACAAAATTTTAACGACGCTGGTGTCTTTTCTGTTTTGTTAGATTTAAATGCTGCGGTTAATGATAATTTACAATATCAAATAGATAGAAGTGTTCAGGAAACTGTCTTACAATTTGCACAACAAAAAACATCTATTTATAACCTAGCAAGAACTTATGGTTTAAAAATACCAGGGTCTAGACCATCAGTAACACTTGTTGATTTCTCCATTGTTGTTGATGCAAATGGTGATAAAGAAGATTTAAGGTATTGCGGTATATTACGAAGAGGGGCTCAAGTCTCTGGTGCTGGACAACCGTTTGAAACTGTTTATGATATTGATTTTTCATCACCAGTAAATGCCGAGGGATTCCCAAATAGACTTAAAATACCAAATTTTAATTCAAACAATAGACTAATAAACTACACAATTACAAAACGGGAAGTTGTTGTAAACGGAACAACAAAAGTCTTCAAAAAAGTAATTAATGCAAATGATGTTAGACCATTTTTAGAATTATTTTTACCAGAAAAAAATGTTTTAGGTATAACAAGTGTTTTATTAAAAGATGGAACACAGTATACAACAATACCAGAACCACAAGAATTTTTAGGTTTAGAAAATCGTTGGTATGAAGTAAAAGCCTTGGCTGAAGATAGAGTGTTTGTTGAGGACCCGACAAAACCATCAGATCAACCCGGAATTAAAGTAGGTAGATATCTTACAACTAATACTAAATTTATAACTGAATTTACACCAGAAGGATTCTTTAAAATGACATTTGGTGGTGGTAACACATCTGCGGAAGACCAGTTGAGGGAATTTGCTCGTAATGGTTATGCGATGGATTTGAATAAATATATGAATAATTTTGCGCTAGGTAGTACTTTAAAGTCCAACTCCACAATATTCATACAATATAGAATTGGTGGTGGTCAAGTTAGTAATGTTGGTATAAATGTTATTAACCAAATTGGTACTGTTTCGTTTTATGTAAATGGCCCATCTCAAACAACCAACAATAGTGTTGTAAACTCATTGAGTTGTAATAACGTTACTGCCGCTATAGGTGGATCTAATCCACCAACAACAGAAGAAGTAAGACAGTATGTATCTTTTAACTTTGCAGCACAAAATAGAGCCGTTACTATTAATGATTATGAATCAATTATTAGAACAATGCCTTCTCAATTCGGAGCGCCAGGTAAAGTATCAATTATGGAAGAAGATAATAAGATTAAAATTAAAATGCTTTCATATGACAATAGTGGTAACCTCACAGAAGTTGTGTCAAATACATTAAAAAATAATGTCGCAAATTATTTATCAAATTATAGAATGATTAATGATTACATTTCGGTTGAAACAGCAAATGTTATAGATCTAGCAATAGAAATTGATGTCATTTTAGACAGTACACAAAGTCAAGGACAAGTTGTTACAAATATAATCAACATTACAAGTTCATTCTTTAGCCCATTAAATAGGGAATTAGGACAAAACGTTTACATTTCGGAACTTAAAAGACTAATTCAAAGCGAAAACGGCGTGATCTCAACATCAGGTATTTTTGTGTTTAATAGAGTTGGTGGTGAGTACTCATCATCCCAAACGTCACAAGAATACGAAGACCCAAGTACAAAATTAATTAAACTTGTTAATGAAACAATATTTGCAGAACCTAACCAAATCTACCAAATTAGATTCCAAAATAAGGACATTACAGTTTCGGTTTTAAATTATAAGACCGTTAATATCTCTTGATAATTTATTTTTTGAATAAAAAGATTATTTTTTGAAAATAGGAAATAAACTATTTATCAAAAAAAGGAAATTTAATGCCCAAATCATATAGAATAAAAGCCACACCCGGTGTTGATAAACACATTGACATTAAATTAGAACAAGACTTTGAATTTCTTGAAATTTTATCACTAAAGATATTACAAAGCGAAATATACACTAGGGTTTGTTCTGACTATGGTGTAATCGTTGGCCGAGTTTCAGTTAACAATGGATTTGGTTTACCAAACGCTAAAGTATCTGTATTTATTCCTTTATCAGACGAAGACAACCAAAACCCAATCATAAGTGAGTTATACCCATATCAAACACTAACAGATAGGAACGAACAAGGATATAGGTATAATTTATTACCAAAGTCACCATCATACACAAATCATTCGGCAACAGGTAGTTTCCCAGATAAAGATGAGGTTTTATTAAACCAATCTTGGGTTGAGGTGTACGACAAATATTATAAATTTACAGTAAAAACAAATGATAGTGGGGATTATATGATTTTTGGTGTACCAACCGGATCACAAACACTTGTTATGGATGTTGACCTATCAGACATCGGTTGTTTTTCTTTAACACCACAAGACTTGATAAGAACTGGAAATGCTGTTGAAAATGACTTTAATGGTAGTAATTTTAAAACGAGTTCAAATTTAGATGAATTACCACAAATTATTAACTTTAATAGAATTATTGATGTTTCACCATTGTGGGGTGATACAAACATTTGTCAATTAGGGATTAATAGAGTTGATTTTGATTTAACAAAAGAATATAATATAAAGATCAATCCGGTTTCCGTATTTCTCGGATCGATAATGTCAAATACGGATGAGAACGCACAAAAAATAAATTGTAAACCACAAAAAGATACTGGAAAATTTTGTGAGTTAATTGCCGGACCAGGACAAATTTTATCAATACGACAAACAATAAATTTAGATAATCAAGGATTACCAATTCTTGAAGAATACAAACTAATAAACGAAGGTAGGGTTATAGATGAAAACGGAGCGTTTGTCGTTGATGTACCGATGAACCTAGATTATGTTACAACAAATGAATTTGGTGAACAAGTTTTATCCTCAAACCCAAATGTGGGTATACCAACAAAAGGAAAATACCGGTTTAAAATAAAATGGCAAAATGAAAACGGTAATAGTAATGATATTATTAGGGCAAATTTTTTAGTACCCAATGTAAAAGAATACGGGTGGTCGGCATCAAATAACGACCCGTATGGGTACCCACAATTCCAAGTGTTTTATGTTGGTGTAGGTGGCAGTATTACAGCCGGTTTGACAACCTATAGTGAAACTATGACATTTAATGGTGGTTTAAGTTTACTTGAATTAATAAACGCAGAAAACCTTTCATTAACAATAAACAGTATACCCTATGTCGGGACACTTGAGAGTTTAAACGTTAATATTGGTGACATATTCCAATGGGCATTTACGCCAATTGATACAACACAAAACGTTATTATAAAATTCCAATTTTACCCACAAGATTATTTTGACTTATTAAAATCTTATGCGTTTAGTCTTGAGTGGGACGATTACGTAAACCCAGTTGAAGCCATAAATTGTGACGACACTTTTTATCAATTTAATTATAATAAGGTTTATACAACAGCAATGTTTCTTGACCGTTATAAATTTGGTGCTGCCAGATGGACACATTTGGGTATTAAAGAAATTGATGATAGAACTTGTAGGACAGAAAATAATATTTACCCTGTTAATGATATAATAAGAAATCAAGATTTATGGTTTCAGTTACTTACGTTTTTATTAAACATTTTAACATTCCCAATAATGGCTCTTATTGTAGCAACACACCTTGTTTACACACTATGGCCATTAGTAAAAGCACTTATACTTTTTGCAATCATCATTACTGGTTATTTTATTGTCCAATACGCTATGAATCTTGGTGATGCAATTTCATACGTCAGTTCATTAGTTCCTTCTTTGAGTATTTGGGGTGTTATAGTAATTGGTCTTGTTTATACTGGTCTTTTAGCTCTTTTAGGGTTACTTGGTTATATGACATATTTGTTTTTTAGATATATTGTACCATTAAAACGTGTTCCGATCTCATTACCACTATTGTCATACCCAGAATGTACAAACTGTGAATGTTCATGCACCGAACCAGAAGTTGACGAGATAACACAAAGTGATATTGAACAATTTATAACAAATTCATATGCAGATAACCAAATTGTTATACCCGGTATTGGATCTACTGATGTAACATCAATATCAAATTCACTTTTAGCACCAATAAACCAAGCGTCAAATTACGTACCGGAACACCCAAATTTTTCACAAAGACCAGGGTTTTCACCAACAGATGCAAATGGTGGTTGGTTTTATAATGGTGGTCAATATAAATCACTAACTTATTCTGTAAATGACAATGAGTTAGACACAACCAATGTGGTTAGAGCAACAGTTGATTTTAGAAGATTATTTACTGGAAGTGACCTTATTGTTGGTTCATCAATCCAAAAACTCCACGCACCACAACCATTTTTGTTTGCCGCAGATAAAAGTCTTGGTAATGATGAAAGATGGTTTGGGTTTCCAACAGACGTTACATACTCACAAAAATTAAACGAGTTTAATTCTAGAGATAAATACTTTAACAATGCCTCACCATTAGGTAGTTTAAATAGAATAACCACTACGGTAAACCCATCATTAGGTAGTGATTCTTTTGATGACCAAATTTTAGTTATTTTAGTTAAACCAGGAACAACAGGACAACTAGTAAACCAATTAGTTAGTTTCCAAAACCCACTAACATCACCCGCTTATGTTAATATAACCGGAGCAACAGAAAATCAGTTTTTAACAAATTCCATAACAGGGACAACAACAACAGGGACAACACCATTAGTAAAATTTGTAAATTATGCCAATCCTACAGACCCCTCTGGTGTTTTAGAGTTAACGGCACAAATTAAAATTAACCAAACAACAAATAACGGTGAATTTAAATATCCAAACGACATAGAATATTTCCAGGTAATAACCGGTTTGACAGTTTCACAATTTTTGACACAATCAAACGGAACTAATAATCCACAACTATTTCACCAAGAATATTTAAGACACAAGATTAATTATGTTATTGCAAGAGCCCTTGAAGTTTCATCAAACAATACAAGTAATTATCCGTTTACTACCGGACCTAGTGCTGAAACTTTCTTTTATACAGACCCAGACCTTGTTTCACATACAAGACAAATTGGTAATTATGATTCGTTATCGTCTTTGACAAATTTCAATACGTATGAAATATTATTTTTAACAAGAGGTGTTGACCCATATACAGATAAACAAGAAATTAAGTACGATTTATCTAGAATATTTGGTTTTACAACACCAGACAGTGTCACGTTTACTGGTTTAAAATATTTAAATATCCCAATTAGAGGAACTAACTCACCGAAACCCAAATCACATAATACAATTGATAATTCAGATAATAGGTTATATTACCCATCCTATACGTTTACTGTAACAAGTCCATACACGGCCTTCACATCGTTTAACCCTTATTACTACTTATCAACGGATGATACAACGTTAAACAGTACTGGTGGTGGTTTACCAGGACCTGGTGGTGCGAACTATAGACCTAATGTAAATTTACCTATATTATCAATATTGTCTAATACTACAAACTTAATTTCTAGTGACAGAACATTACCAAATTATAGTACTTCTTATGTTGGTGGAACATCATTCATTGCTTCAAAATTTAATAACTTAAATATTACAAATTGGGCAACGTTTGCAGATCCATATTTTATAGATAGAGTTGGTAATCCTTCTGTTTATGGTTATCCAGAAGAACTAGACCCAGCACAAGACATTTATTCTGTATATTCACCAGCATATTATAGATATACTGCAAGTACAACTAACCCATTGGTTGGTGTTGATTTTAACAATTCATCTAGATTGGTTATGAGAAGTGACAGACTCCCAACATCAGATAAAACACAAGAATCTGAATTAGGTACGGGATTTGCACTACATCAAAACGATAATTTTGTGATTTACGTAAACATCGGACTAGCTGTGAACATACCGTTAAGTACTGGACCACAAGAAATTACTGGTGAAAGTGCTGATGAAGATGAAATGTTAACAGGTATAACACAATCATTAGAATGTGACAATATGGTGCCGTTAAGATGTTACCAAGGAACAGGATTAAACTTGGGTATTGATCAAGATTGTGTTGATGACAATAAAAAAAGATTTGTTAAGGGGTGTTATTGTTTCCCAACAAAAAAAGCCGGAATTTATATTTTAGGTATTCCGGATGATATTGAATATTTTTTAGAGTGGAAAACAAGATTTACTGTTTTATATGCCGCTTGTAGAGGGATTTTTTCTCAAACATTCCAAAACAACTGGATTAACGGTAATTTATATATGTTCCCAATAAAAAAAGGAAATCGGTATTTTTTAAACCCATTAAAAGATTCGGCTTTTGATTTTTGTGACCATAATGTCATCTACAACGAGATAAGTGATAATTTTTATTATAGGAGTTCACCTTGGGACAGTACTTTTAATTTATTTATTGGAGCCGAAAGACCAAATGGTAGTACTTTTGGTGGTGTCTTTATTGGTTCTGGTGGATTTAACGATAAACAAATCCAATTCCCAACAACAATTATGGATTTAGGCCCTAGGGATAAGTTTATAAATGAAATTTGTGGTGATAATAACTTACAAGGTTACTTCATTGATCAAGTAAAATCAACAAGTTATAGCGACACATCTGACATTGTTAAATTGGGGTTTTTATCAAGATTAGTTAATGCCAATTTTATTGAACAAATGTTTGGTAATTTTTCGTCTTCAGGTACTTTTTCCGAAGGTGTTGGAATAAATCAGTTTTTTAATAGTACAAGAGGTGGATATAGAATTGACGGTGATTTTGCTCAAGCATTATCTATTAATTCGGAATTTAAAGTAATTTCTTTTGCTACAGACACATATCCTAATAATTTTATATATGTGGGTGAAGACAACAACACGCCTTTTGGTAGAGGACTGTTCGGTATTTTTTACTCATCATCAACCGAGGATGTTAAATACAGAAGAAGATATAGTCCAGGTAGCGAAACGTTTAATCAATCACCACTCATTCAGTATAACTACGGATACCCAAACACACAAAATGTACCACATTATAGATGGAAATTAAAATCAAATTCAAACGTTATTTTTGGTACTGAAGACAATAACTGGAATACAACACCAGATCAATTTAATGGGTTTTATGCTAAAGGATATCAAGATTTAAATTATCTAACAGACCCATATTTTAAAATACTTGGTGGAACTAATGTTGGTTACATAACCAAATTTAACGCTGCCGGAGTTCCTGTTGATTCTAATTTTGGTGTATCACCAGGACTACCACCATCTTCTGGTCCAGTCGTTGGTGATTTATCACATAACATTGTGGGAGCACCATACCATTTTTATTTTGGTCTTAAAGCCGGAAAAACAGCAATAAATAGATACATACAAATTTACCTTAACCTAGAGTAAGATGAAGATAGATCAAACAACAATAATTTTAGGTTCTGAAAAAAATGCGGTGAGCATTGATACGGATACGACCATTGATGTTTCATTAGAACAACAAGGTAAAGACCTATATGAACTTGATAGGAGCGCTGACGTTGATTTAGCCGTTGTATATAACAACGAAAGACAAAAATCAACGATTTTTAGACCTTCGGCAAAATTTAGTATTGTTTTTGAAAATTCTTATACTGGATCCACAAATTACTTACCATTTAAAAATAATTTGTATTACACAAATGCAATACAAAATCAAATAAACCAAATTACCGCCGCAACACCAACAACAATTGCTTGGGACGGCAACCCACAAGCATGGGAATTTGATTTTATTAGAGAAGATAATAATATTGGTGGTTACACAACCAACATAGGTGCGACATCACCACACCTATATTTCGTAAATAAGAGTGCTACAACGTATAATTGGACATATTATATGTCATACCCATTTGAAAATGATTACAACAAAGATTTGTTTATAATTGATGAGGTCACAAATGCTTCTTGGTATTGGACAGCCCTAGACGGCATACCACATATTATTGATATTGGTAGTGAACAAAATCAAAACGTGATCCAGTTTAGATGTCCAGTTAAACACGGACTTAATCTATACGACTGGGTAGAATTGTCAACAAATTATAACGGAGATACATACTTTCAAGTCACAAGTTTAGGTAATAGTGGTTTTGATAGTGAAGAATATGTTTTTAATCTTACAAATTTTGGTTATACCGGAACAACATTTTTAACAAACCAACAAGGAACGTTTAAAAGAATTGTTAATCCAAAAAATCCCGAAACTGTGTCGGAATATTATGTTAGAAGACATAAGTTATTAACTAACCTTGAAGACGCGGTTGTAAACAAAACTGGGTTTGAAGAAATTATATATAAAACAAAATATAAAAAAGAACTAGCCGTCTTAACACCAAACAATAAGGAAAGAATGTCTTTAAAAGACATAACAAGGGCGTATAATTTGAGTTTTAATACCGACATTGATATTTCAAACCTCATAGATAATCAAAAAAGACCAGTATCGTCACTTTATTTTACTGTAATTTGGAAGGGTTATTTTGGTTGGACAAACCCACTAAAACAAGGTTGGGAATTTAATCAACCATTATATTTAGGTAACCCAAATCCTTGGTGGGGCAACTCATTGTCAAATACAACATATCCTACAACATCATATTTTAGTAACGTTACACCAACTCAAGGACCATTTGTTTATACAAATAATTTTGTTTCTGGGAATACAATGGATGGTGATTTTTGTGAGTGGAACAGTTATGAACAATTAGAACGGGTTGTATCTAGATATAACCATAAAATAACATTTAACCCAACTTGGTTTGATCTGAAAACAAATTTAACCAATAATCTCGGTTATTTTTATTACCCACACCAACCATTAACAATTAAGATATTTTCAGATTATATTGAAACCTTAATTCCGGATGGACTATATAACATACCAGCATATTCTTTTTATTCAAACCTATCCAATGGATTTTTATGGAGAGATATTTATGATTATGGTTTTATAGACGATTTAGGTAGAGGGGTTGATTATCCTTTTTTAAATGATGCACATTACCCATATGAAAATTACACATTTAGAATTATACCAGAAGGATCAAACATTAATAATCCTAATATAACAACAATAGCAGAACCTACAGTAGATGAGTGTGAATAAATACAGAATAGTACCAAATAATAACGAAAAATATCTTAACATCCCAATTGAAATGAAATGGGATTTTACAGGTAAAGACGATAGTATTGATGAATACCAAAAAACTATTTTAGAAGAAATTATTGGAATCGCAAATGATTTTGAAATTTGTAGATTTGCACACCAAGAATATCTTGATGTAAATTTAAGAACAAAAACAAACATAAACTATGAATTTAATTTTTATAATTATTCACTACCAATAACTGCCGCAACGGTAACAACATCAAATTGGGACGATACATACCTTAATTTAGGGTTTACAACACCAGAAATCTACTATTTTAGAAAACCTTTTACAAAATCCTTCTTCAAACTAGACTTTTATGACACGCCCAACGATGTAACACAAAACATATATTTCTCAATAATATTGCCGGTACAACAAGGGGAATTTCAAAACGTAAATTTATCTGCGATTGTAACAAATGTTAATATAAGAAAACCTAAATTTAGTTTAGATTATTTGGGTGATAAAGAAGGGTTTTTTATATATTGGTTAAGAGATAGAAACTATATTGATATTGATGAATTTTATATGAGCGCCAAATTTTTTAATGGAAGAACGGGTAATTTTATAAGAATGATGAATAGACCTCAAATAACACCATTCACACCAAGTTTGTTTACATTTAATTCTGACGATTATTTCTATTATAGAGTAAAATTAGATTATAACACAAAAACTTATCAGACTTTTAGCACAATAAACCCTACTCAAGTAGTTGGTGTTAATGGAACACCGATTGTTTGGTATGAATACGTAAACCCATAAAATGGAAGAACAAAGATATTACTTTAAAGTATCACCAGGAAATTTACTTTCTGATATTGTTCGTGTACCATACACGGCTGGGACAAATACGTATTATGATATTGATGAGTGTTGCCCAATAACTGCAACAACAATAGAAACAATAACCGGCACAACAGGGTATTATTCTGGTTTAACAGATATACTTAGCGGTGGAACTGGTGGTACATCTTTATTAACCGGTCTTACAATACCGATTTTATTTACACAAACAGCGATTGATATTGGTTATTATTCTGTTTTTGACGGTGCGGTACTCCAGTCTTCACTAATGAAAAACTTTTTATTTAGTGCTGACACCTCAACACCATATACATATATATTTTATAACACATCTGAAACTGAATATTTAAAATTTTTAAGTTTAACAACATATAAAATAGATTGGGGCGACGGATCACCATTACAAACATTAACAACATCGTCGACAACACACACATACCCACTTTCACCTGGACAATACGAAATTACGTTTTATGCTAACTCACCTTGGGGTGTATCAACAATAACAAAGACCGTAACAGTACCATTTACAAACGTTACGATTTTTAACCCAGAAGGAACTGCGTTTTTTACACCAAATATTGGTAGTTGGAGTGCAACACCAGTAAGTTACGACTACATTTTTACTGGAGACTCAAATACAAATCTAAATGATTTTTTCTCGTCAGGGTACACAACAGTTCCTTATGCTATTTCTGGTTATACTCAATCAGCAATAAATGATTTGGAACAATATGGACCTAAATACTCACTTTTAGGTGGTAAATTTAAACCCGGAATACCCGTTACCGGATCTTCTGGATGTGTAGGTATTGTTTATACACCAGACCCAACACTTGACTACACTGCCTATACAATTAATAATATTGATTACTATGATTATGAAGACGGTACAACAATCTATCTCACATATTCATCTGGTTTTACCAGTGATAATTTGATAATGACTGCTATTACAAAAAATGAGGCACTTATGAATATCATAGATCAACCACAAATATTGAGTAATGTGTTTGTTGAACGTGGTAAAACATCAGTACTTGAAACATTTGAAAGAATTGGGGAAGTAGATAATTTAGGTGATTTAGAAAAATACGGATATAAGTTTTTCAAGGTTGAAAAAAGCGACCTTTAACTATTTATAATAAAATAAAATTGTTAAATATTAATTTGTGGCAATAGGTAATTACGGAACGATACGACCTTCAGATGTTAGTCCAGATGATGTGGAAATAATATTAAATTATACCCCATCAAGAGACGAAACAACTAGCTTTGTATTAACAAAACTGGACGCAAGTACGGTTTTGAGACCATATTTTCATAATAATGAAACTGGTGGCAATAGTGGTGTTGAAATACTTGGGGGTCTTTATAACTTGAGACTACCAGTAGATCAATTTAATAAATTAGGTATATACACATTATATATTAGACCGGCAGAAATTAGAACATCAATCACTGATTGTGGTGTTTTATTATCATTACCAAATGTAAAAGGTATTGTTATTGATTTAAATAATGTACCAACACAATTTTTAAATAAATTTACAAACCAAGGTCTTGTTGGGTTTAGAGTGGAATATTTAAATTCAGACGGAACAAAGATACCAAATTTCTTTAGAATTGTCACCTCATCGTTTTACTGTGAACCAGTAACAACGAACGTAACAAATAGCATTCAACAGAATATAAGATATAGATATGTTGAAACTCAAACTAATTTGATGTTTTGTACCCTTTCACCATCTTCGTCACCAACAAATAAAGCAAACGCAACACCATTTATTGGTCAACCAAATCAAAATATAATAATTACAAACACATTTTTTAATCCGATTACAACAGAAATTGAAATTGCTGAACACGACATCTCAACCCTTGCCATTGCTCTTTACGGTAATCAAACCAAGTCAATTGATGATGGTATTTACACAATTTACGATTCTGATAACAATATCTACAAACAATACAACTTATATGAAATTAAAGATCAATTTAATGACTTATTATATGAAGTAAGACAAGATAGAGGTAACAATATAGACTTTAGTAAAAACTTTACAAATATAACCGGATAATGGCAATAACTAAATATACGTGTCCACCACAAGCCAGCGGCCAAGGCTCTTTTTCAGACAATCTAGTTGGTTTCCAAATAGTTGATGGGGGAGGTTTTACCCAAGGAAATTTTCAGTTTACAACATCTATTACTGAAAAAACTAATAGGACATTTAATATTGGTACATTTTCAGAACCGATTAGTTTAGACTCTATGAGTATTGACACTTTATTACAGTCTAGAATAGATAGTGCAAAAAATTTAAAAGTTTACCCAAATTTTGATTTAAGTGAAATTACAAATTTTGCATTATTTGGGTCATTGAGTAAAAGATTGTCAGCTTCAGTTACACGAATAATTAATTTTTTTCCAGCTGGGTTAGAAATAAATAATGTTTTACCAAATTTTATATCACAAGAAACAGCAAAAAACATTTTTTATAATCAGGTTAACGATGAAACGTATTTTGAAGTTAATTTGAGTTCTATTGTAAACCCTTTTGACATTGATTATAGTACAAACTCAACTAGGAACATTGAATTAAAAGAAATTGAGACCTCTAGGTTAAGAAACTTTACCGTAGAATATAAAAATTATTCTTTGTTTATTAATGGTGTTGAGTACCCAATCACGTTTTTTTCTGGTGTTGAGGACACTGATACTGTTATGAGTCTTTATGTTACAGGAAGACCATTTGGGTACAACACAATATCTACCGACAACTTACTAATTAGACCACAAGAGTTACACGTAAATGAAGTCTTTTCAAACGACCTTGATGAGGTTGAAAGATTTTTATTAAATAGAAACATTGTACCAAAATATACAGCATTTTTTAACAAAACAATTGAAGATGAATTAGGAAATTTTGTGTTTACTAAAGAGTTTGCAACATTTCCTACGACAAATCAGTGGAATTTAGACATTAAGACACAATATTTTACCAATTATCTTAATAAACTAAATGATATTGGTGCTAGTTTAGATGAGTATAGAACAAATTTAATATCTAGGTTTTTAACGACCGGTGCTTTAAAAGAATTTGACACACCGGATCAAAAAATAGAAAAAGTATTACAAATATATGGTAGAAGTTTTGATGAAACAAGAAAGTTTATCATTTCTTTAGCTAATATGAACTCGGTTAATTATAATGTGGGTAATGACGTTCCATCACAACTACTTAAAAATTTAGCACAAACTTTAGGGTGGAATACTAATATATCACCAATAAGTGACGAACAACTACTAACATCCCTTTTTCAACAAGGGACAAATGAATTTGAAGGATTACCAGTCGGACAAACACCAGATGAGTTGAACTTCCAGTTTTATAGAAATTTAATAATGAACTCCGCCTTTTTATTTAAATCAAAAGGTACTAGAAAATCAATTGAGATATTATTACGACTTGTTGGTGCTCCGGAAGCTCTAGTTGAGTTTAACGAATATGTTTATGTTGCCGACCAAAAAATTAATATAAATCAATTTGAGTCAAGATTTACAAAAATATCAGCAGGAACATATGTTGATGAAGTGTCAGTTATTGACCCAACAGATGTCTATACAATTTTTGGTGTTCCATATACAGGATTTACAACATCGCCAATTATAGAAGATATTACAACGCTTAGAGTTGACTACCCAATAGATAGATTTGGTTATCCTAGTATGCCAAGAGTAACCGAAGATTACTTTTTCCAGATTGGTGGTGGTTGGTTTGAATCAACACCCCAACACAGAATGCCAGCGGAATTTGACCCAACTGTAAGTGTTTTTACTGGTGATAACCCAACATATCAAACAAAATTACAACCATTTAATTATGGGGAAGAATATTTGAATAGATATAGAAATTTCCCATACTTAAATATGGGGTTCAAAATAAGAAAAACACTTGATAATAAAAAAAGTTGGAATAGTAATAATACTGGTATAAGAAACTCTAGTGATGGTGGTTTCACCGCATATTATAGAGCAGAGGAAGACAAATTAATACTAAATGTTAAAAATGTGGACATTTTCTTGAATCCAGGACAAGGTCTTTTGTATGACGTTTGGTCTATGTCTAGAACATACAATTTTCCTATACCAGAACAAGGTTTAAATTACGTACCACCAACAAAATGTAACCCATTCCCATATACACCGTATCCACAAAGAGGTGGTATAGACTGGACAGAATCAATACCTAAACCAAGAGAAAAATCCTTTTTTGAGTTTGCACAAACTTTCTGGCATAATATGATCAATGTTAGAAATAGACAATTCATTACGGACGGAAAAACTGGTGGATACCCAACATTACAATCCATATTTTGGAAATATTTAGAATCCGATTCTTATGTTAATATACCAAATGATGATTTTACATATCAAAAAATGATTGATTATGTGAATGGTCTTGGTGATTATTGGATTAGACTAATAGAACAAATGGTACCGGCAACAACAATATGGAACACCGGTGTAAGATATGAAAACTCAATATTTCATAGACAAAAATTTGTTTGGCGTAGACAATGTGGTTGTCAAATTATACCAATACCTTGTAAACCTTGTTCTTTAACGACATCAATTTTTCCATTTGACTGCCCAGTACAAGTTGTTGAATGTAATTTATTTCCTTGGGATAACGACCCACAAATTAAAACTTTTGGTGATGTATTAACAACGTTACTGAACGAATATTTAGACACTTTAGAAAATGTAAGTAGTTGTGATTATAACACACTAGTAACAAGTTGGTACGTGGATATTAGAATAGATGGGACTAATGTAGTTTCATACGAGTTTTTCAACGGATATGGGTACTCAAACCCAATTTTTAGTATACCAAGTGAAGACCTTTGGAGAAACTCGGTAAATGGTGCTTTAGCTAGTTTACTTACATATGGAATTTCTTATAATATTATTGGTGATAAAGTATATGTTTACAATAATAATTGTATACCGATTGATATTACACAACTTTTTGAACTAAACATAGGTATAGACTTTGATATTCTCTGTGCCGCACAAGATATAGACAATGCATAATGGGATGTGGATTTATAACATATGATCTTTTTATAACCGGTGACTGTACAAGTACTGGGGTTGGTGAAATATATATTGAAATTACCGGTGGTACAGCACCATATACGGTATCAGAAACATCATCATCTGGCCTTTTACCAACATCGGCAGCAACAACAACATATTATTTTAGTGGTCTTACCGCTGGTACATATGTATTAGAAATACAAGATAGTTGTGTATCACCAGCACCCACAGTAACCTATTTAAACATACCGATTTCTTCTGGTAGTACAATACAGATTAATGATGTAACCCACACAACTTGTGGTGAAGATAATGGAATTATTGAGTTTGAGTTTAACCCATTTTATGGTAGTGGATATTATGAACTCTATGAAACAACATTAGGTTACATCTCAAGTGGACAAACAGTAAACGCAATAAACACAGTAAGTCCTTTAACACCTGGTAGATATTATTTTATCGGAGATGATGGTGGGGGATGTACAGGTACGAGTGCTAGTGTTTTTGTTTTTAGTTCAAATACTTTAGATTATGGTTTTTACGTTGTGAATGACGCAAGTTGTGTTGTAGGCACTGGGGCTGGAAAAATATTTATTACCGGAACAACTGGTACGCCACCATACACTTATTTATGGAGCAATAGTGCAACCACAGATAATATTACCGGACTTACAGCAGGAAGTTATGGGGTTACCGTCACCGATTCAGATGGTTGCTCACTATCAAAAACTGTTGATGTTGATTATGTATTACCTATTGGTGTTGTAAGTATTAATACAAAACCACCTAGTTGTTTTACAAGCGATGGTGAAATAACACTTATTGTAACTGGAGGTACGGCACCATTTTATTATTCAGGATCCAATGGGACGGTTGAAATTTCTTTTTCAGACACATATACGTTTAGCGGGTTACCATCCGGTCTGTTTAACTATTTAGTTACAGACGCAGGACTTTGTACAACAACAGACACCGTCTTATTAGTAACACCAAACTCATTTAGTTTTGGTAGTGTAACAACGACAAATTCAAATTGTAATGGTTCAGATGGAACTATTGAAATTATAGTAAACGGAGGTCAACCAATCGGTGTTTACACATATACACTTATTGATGCGTCTGGAAATACAGAACAGAGTATTGTTAATTCAACAAACACAACATTTAGTAACGTACCTTCAGGAAATTACACATTTACTATTGATAATGGAAGCGGCTGTGCTTATACGGGAACAACAACGGTATCTAATACTAATAAATTTACAATTACCGGTGTAACAACAACAGGTACAACTTGTGGTTTATGTAATGGTGCAGTACAAATTACTGTATCAACCGGTGGTACATTACCATATTCATATCAAATTGACGGATTCCCAACATCACCAGTTACAACATATAATAATTTATGTGCTGGTTTTTATACCGCTATTGTAACAGATGCTGATGGTTGTTCACAAAGTCAAAATTTTGTTATAACACAATCAAGTGGTGTTGATTTTATACCATACACACAACAACCTAGTTTGGGTAATGATGGTGTTATAAAAGTTTTCCCAACTGATGGTACGCCACCATTTGGTTATATTTGGAGTGCTAATGTTAACGGACAAGTCGGTGCACAAGTTACTGGTCTTACAGCTGGTACTTATGTTATTGAAGTTGTTGATAGTACTTTTTGTTCTAAAACAAAAACAGTTAAATTAACCGGAACTAAACAAGTCGCTAGTTACCAAATTTATAATGTTTGTGAAGGAAATTTTGAAAGTAATGGAACTATAGGTGAAAGATCTGTAAGTCAGTTATATAATGAAGGGTTTTATTCTTTAACAACAGACGATTTTAATTGTGTATTAAATAACGCCGTATTTGTGGCTGAAACTATAGTTGATGGTGTAACAAAACAAGATGTTTTTTACACCTCAACAAATATTGGGGATTACCCAACAACACAAGATTGGATTGATGTTTTAAGAAGTTTATTTAGTGAATACAGTCAGATTGGTGAGGTTGTTTTTGATATTGAAAATAATATGATGACAATTTACAATTTTTGTCAACAAACAGAAGGTTGTGAACCACAAGTGTATAACGAGTTAACTAATTCATCTGTTATTGTCAATTTGTTAATAAGTTATGATATTTCTTGTGTTGAGTGTGATATACCACCAACACCAACAATGACACCAACCCTAACACCAACAATGACCCCAACAATGACCCCAACACCGTCTCAAACACCTGGTATACCAATACCATTTGTTATGGTTTGGAATACAAACTTAACTGGTTTTGGAACAACAGACATATATAATGTAAGATTACCATTTACATCAACTGGCGCATATTCTAATGGTACGATTAATTGGGGTGACGGAAATACAAGCCCGTTGTCTTATGCGAATAGACAACATACATACATAACACCTGGTATTTACACAATTACAATTAGTGTAAATACTGGCGGATCACTTAGCGGTTGGAATTTTGGACCGGGCAACCCAAATTCTATAGATAGGAAAAAAATAACGTCTATTACAAGTTGGGGACAAATTGGGTTTATTGATACCGATAATTTCTATCAATGCATAAGTTTAAATTTAAACACTGTAATTGGTACTCCAAATATTACAGCAATGACAAATTTAGATTTTTTCTTATTTGGGTGTACAAGCCTTACATTGATAAACAATGTTGGAAGTTGGGCTATCTCAAATATAACCTCTATGTCCGAATTTTTAGGTGGTGGTACAACACTAACAACCGGTAACTATAACAGTTTATTACAAGGTTGGGCTTCTTTAGGTGTTTCATTACAATCTGGTGTTACATTTGACGCTCAAACAACAAACTATAGTATTGCACCAAGTGCTGGAGCAACAGCGAGAAACTATCTTGTAACAACTAAAGGTTGGGTAATAACTGACGCTGGAGGTGTATAAAAAAAATATCGTCTAAAAAGACGATATTTCAGATTATCACTATTTTAGATGATATTATTTCCAGATTTCGTGTTGATTCATATATCCTAACACACAAGTGTAAGCATCCGTCTGGTCAAAATTTTCTTTTTTTAATGTATTGTTTCTTGTATAATGCCAAGTAATTTGGGGCTCTCTTTTAGCAACCCTTTCCCAAACTAATACTTTTTTATCAATATCTTTTGGAAGACCACCAAACAATACGTGTTTACCTTTATCATTTAATTGAACAAGATCTGGCCAAGCAAATTTTCTTGAATTATAAGTTGATATAAAATCTGGGATAATTCCTAAAATATCGTAAACTTCTTTACATATAAGAGTATTAAACCGTAATAAAGTCTGTACCGTATATACGTTGTTTGAATTTAATAAGGGTTCTTCTATGATTACTTTTATAACACCTAAATTTTTATATTGTAAAAGTTTTGTTTTGAAAATTTCACTTTTCAAAATCAACTCCTTCATTTTACAATCACCAACGTCAACCGTTTTTGGTCTAGGTGAAATATGTGCTAACTCTAGTAATTCTTGATTGTTAACATCAAATAAAGCCCAACCAATTGTTTTTGTAGAAACATCTAAACCTAAAACTTTTGGTGTGTTTTTTATAGTCTTTGTCATAAACTTTTTTTAATAATATAAACCCATTAATCTAAAAATGAACATTAAAAATCTAACTTAACTACAAACTGTTGAATACCCTGTCTTAATACTGGTGACTGTAATTTAGAGATCACAAGGACATCTTTATCACTATCAAGTAAAGCAATTTCCGTAATATATGACTTAGCACCCGAAACCCAACCAGGATTTGATGTGGTTTTAAATTCATTAACGCTAAGATTTATCTTATATTTCATTTCATATATTGTTGCTTGAATATCAGTCTCTAAAGATCCGTAAAAATAGTATTCATCACCGAAATTTAGTTGTGATCCAGAATAATTAATAGGCGTAAGTGATATGTAATCGTTTAAATCGTAAATAGGTGCTGAATTGTAGTTATCTGGTGTTACACTAAATGTGGATCCCGTTAAAGAATTTTGGGTAACATAACCATTTATAAACTGATTCTCAATTTGTGATGTAAAATCAATTATCCTCCATTGAGACGGATCTGGTCTTTGACCAGTTTCAACAACTTGAGCCAACACTTCAAATTTTGTCGCAACAAAACCATTAAAAATATCACAAGTTGGACAATATGTTGTTGAGGTAGAAGTTAAACCAACACTATAATAACCAGCAGTTTGATAGAAAGAGTTAATTTCTGGTGTCATAAGTAAATTTGGATTCTCACACCAAATTAAATTATCTAGATTTTCAGCTAATAATTCTAAAGTATCTTCTGTAAGAATAAAACACGTATTTTGAGGAAATGTAGTCGTAGTACTCACCGGATAACCAAATGGTTGTACTAAACAATTAAACTCACTTCCGAATCTTACAGCAACATTTTTTGAATCACCAGTAAAACATTCGTTATATGATATATTTTGATAGTAATTACAATGTAATGAATTTGTAAAACAAAAATCATTACTTAATCTATATGTAACAAACATAGTTTGATTTGAACCGGTCAAAATACCAATTGGTGACGTTTGTGTGTCACACACGTTTGGTGTTGTAAGTGAAACTTGAGGTGCTGCTAAAGTCCAGTTTCTATTTGACTTATATGACATTGCCGCGATAATTTCTTCGTCGTCAATTATAACAACTTTACTATCAGGGAAGACTTTACCAATTCTACTTGGGTAACCATCATCATTAGGGTGTGTATCCCATAAATGATAATACCTAATCCCAGGGTTATTCATATCTTCATTTTTAGTTGACGTTAGATAGTGAACTGTAAACAAATTTAACCCATCAAAACCTGGAGGATCAACATAAAAAGTATCACCAAAACAACACTCTGGATTTTTATGCCACATAATCCAAGGAATATGAAGTTTAAAATTTCTAGCTTGTCCAGATGTATTATTTGGGTTTGTTGGGTCGTAAGGTTCTAACGCAAACTTCTCACCATAAAAGAAATCAATTGTTTGGTTGGTGTAGTGAATAATTGCAACCGCCTTTTGTTCTTCTGGTGTTACAGTTATTTTCTGATCAAATGAATTATAATAATAAACACTACTACTGTCTGTCTGACCAGAACTTGAATTATAACCAAAATATTCTTTACTACCAATATAATTTATTGAACCAAATTGTGTGTAATCTTTATAAAATGTTGAAAATAACCCAGCTGGACTTTCGGTCCACGGAATGTTCATATTCCATATTTTTACGTCAAATTCGTCAATATCACAAACGGATTCAAAATTTATAACGTCATCACACCAATGCGGTCTTGGTGTAAAACTATCATACAATTGTGTCATATTAGAAGGGTAGATTAATACTCTAGCAAAACAATCTAACATATAACAACTAAAATCTGGGGTTGGTCTATCAAGTGTGATTATATCACCACAAACTGCAACAATTCTGTATGTTAAAATTGGGAAACAACTAAACATAGACATACTACAATTAGGTGGTGGCGGCGCAGGACACGCAGCACTAGATGACGGCGTTACACAAGGTGTTGACGTTGGTGTCGGTGTAGGCGATGCAGTTAAACAAGGATACTGTGGTATACTAGCACTTGGTGTAGGAGTTGGTGTTGGTGGGGCAAATTGAGAACTTGTTGGTGTAGGTGTTGGTAAGTTTGAACACCCACAGTTAGATTTTGCGTAACCATCGTAATAGAAGGTAATAATATCACCAACCGAAGGCTTTCTATAATTAGTTGGGTTACAACTCATATAAATTAATTCAACATCAGTAGATCCAGTCATAAACATTAAATCCACAACATAGTTTGACGTTATAACATAACTATCGTTTGTTAACGCACTCCAATTTACTGTACTAGCCGTCGTATTTCCGGTAAAAAACCCACGTAGTGGTGCTCTATTAAAAACAGGATCAGCTGTTGAATCGTTAAAGGGTATTCCATATGTATTTCCAGTTATCCCATCAACAAAATAAGGGTATTTTACACTTTGTTTGTTAGACTGTGGTACACCAAAACTATTTTGTTGGTTAAACGAAGGTTCTAATACGTAACTATTTGACTGGTTATAAAAACTAGGTAATTTATCATATGATACCTCACTATCCCCAATTTGAAAATATGAAATATTGAAATTACCTTGTGATAATTTTTGTCTCCCAGTATCAGTAACTCTTGAGTTTACTAAACCAGCGGTATTTTTTATTATATATGCCATTTAATGATAAATATTAGTCTACGAAAATTATGTCATCAGATGATGAAATTCTAAATTTAGGGTTTATTGTGATTACTTCACAACACTCACAACCAACTATACTTGCTTGATCTATGTAAATCCCAAAATCACCATTACCGTTATTACAACTTGATGGTGAAGTAAAAGCAAATGAATTTGAGTATCCACCAGTTACAGTATTAAAACTGCTCATAGTTAAATCCCATTCAAAATAACTTTCAGTTGTGTACCTATTGTATACTTCACAAGGGTATGGTAAATTTTCCTGCAAATAAATATAACTATCAGAATCAAAAGGTGTTGGTAAAATAATTGGCGGACCAACATAAACGGTTAAAGTATTGGTATATGTTGCACTGTTTTGATTTGGTCCTCTACGAAACAATCGGTTATGGACTAATTTAAAGTCTATTGTAACACCAGCGGGAAGTACCGGACTTACTAAAACCTCAAAAGTTTGTGTGATTGCATCAACAACTAATGATATTGTATATGTTTTTGTACTAGGTGTTAGAGGTAATGTAATTTGTGATGTTATTGTATTACCAGAAGCGTCTAAAACTTGAACCGGATATAACCCAGAACATAAATTGTTAAAAATTGGTATTGAAGTATATGAATTACCACCATTAACTGAATATTGATATGGCGGAATACCATTACTTGGTATAAGTGTAATTGATCCATCACAACCACAAGTGGGATCACCCTTTAAAATTTGTAAATCTGTAATTGGAATCTGACTACAAGATCCGGTATAAGCATAAACACCATTTGTTGTAAATGGTGGTAAAAACCCAAAAGTTTGCCAACCAGTAAGTGGTGGTGAACTAGGGTTTAAAGTTGTTATTTGACCATATGTAAGTCCGGAAATAAACCAGAAAGAAAATGTATCATCCCAAACAATTTGAAAATCTAAAGGAAATTGACTTTGCCAATAAGGTTTATCGTTATAATAACCAGCAAAAGAAAAATCAATATATCTATCCGGTATTTGTGGGTTTGTAAAATCAATATAGAAACATAAATTAGTATATTGTTCCGGTTGTGGTGGTAATGTTGTTGTTGACGTTGTTGTCGTTGTTGAACTTAAAACACAAGTTGTTGTTGCACTAAAATCACCATAATAATCAACGACTGTTGCGGTATAAGACCCAAAATCTAGGTCGTTTATAGATTGTGAAACACTACCAGTATCCCAAGTTATAACATATGGTGGCGTACCACCGGTTATTATTAAAGAAACCGAGCCGTCAAATGAAAATCTATCACTAGGAAGCTCATTAACACACTCAACATATAACGGAAATAACGTTAAAACGTCACATTCATTTACTGGTTGGATGTTTGGTACTATTACTTCAGGACAATTATTATTAACACAATAACCACCCAGTTTATAACCAATTGGTAACTGTGTGTTAAAATAAGGTCTTATTTTACTACAAATTCTAACATTACTATATGTATCAAAATTAACAATATTAAATTCGTTATTACAATCAACATATGTTGTTTCTAATTGATAATTATTTGTATTGAATTGATAACAAAGACAATTACAATCACATTCTGGGGCTTCACTTAATTCTAGATCATAAGTCTCAACACAGCTTTGAACACCAAGATATGTAACATAAAAACAGATATTATTACCAGAAACAGAAGGTGTTAAAACGTCTAAACTAACAAAACCATTTGTATAACCAGACAAATCTGGTAATTTACTTATGACATTTGTAAAAGATCCAGTACAACTATATAGGCTATAACAATCTGTTGGACAAGGATGTGTTGTAAGACAATTTTGACATGGAAATATAGAGGTATAATATGTATCAATATGTAAAACAGAAAAATAAGGTTGTGTAAACCCAGTCACTAGACTAATATCAGCCTCAATGTTAGCAACTTTAAAACAACCAGATTTAGGCTCAATTGTATTATCCGAAGGTATTACTTCACTAAAATATACTACATCACCAACTGTTAAACCACTACCAATATCCGAATTTAAAAACGTGTAAAAGACGTTTGGTTTGGAACAACAATCTTCAAAAACATAAATATCAAATGAAGTACTCTCTGTTTGAAAATCAATATTTTCACCACTAAAAGGAAAATCACCACAATAATTTATATAATAGGAATCGTTAGGGTCAACATAGACCTCAATTGTGGAACCACTACAATCAATAAAATTTACAACAGATTGGGTTTCACCTGTGTTGGTAATTAAAACAATACTACAATTAGTATAACAAGTGCTCATTAATATTTGATATTATATTTAATAAATAATTCATTTTTCATTTTTTATAAAAGATTTCATAACTTCTATGTATTTGATTGTAGAACTATTTTCTTCAACGTAGTCAAAGTGACTTGGGTTATCTCTTAAAGATTGAATTGGGTCGGTATTAATATATCCACCCTTGAAAAATTTTTTATCTTTTAAATCTTCAGTAACACCAGCCATATGTAATATTGGTTTTGTGTTATATTTGTCTAAATTATCCGTAGCCCAAGAAAAATCTAATTCAGGTGTAATCCTAGTTTCAAAATTGAATAACCACAAATTCCATATTAACGACCACATTTCCGCTGTCCAGAATTGAATTTGACCAGGATTGATTGGAAACCTTCTTTGATAGGTCAACATTTGTTTGTATAATGGTGAACAATCTTCATAAATTTTTTCCCAAAGTTTATTATCTGTATTTTTAATTATGTATTGACCACCACCAGAATTTTTCTGGTTTATTTTTATTGTGATCGGATCAATACCAATAACAGAGGCCATTTCATTTAAAAGTTGGTTTTTTTCAGAATTTGGGTGGTTTTTCTCGTATCTCCTACAACAATCTATTATGTAGTTATAACCAATGTAACCAATTGTGTCTGATAAATAACAAATATCATCGTTCATTAAATTATTAAAATCTGGTAACTCTCTAAAGATTATGTCAGCATCGTGAAGAAAAAAACATTTTCCATATTGAGGAAATTCTTCTAACCATTTAGAAATAAGATATGGTTTTATACTTGGTATATATGATTTTATACTTCTTAAATCTTGGTAGAAATGAACATTAATACCCATATTTAATAATTCCGTTGCACCAGAAGTTGGTTCGGTTTTTCCGTGAACAAGTGCTAATAAAACGTGTATCTGTTTTGGTTTAATTCCTTTTTCTATGAAATTATGAACATAAAGTTTAATTTGCCAATGAAAGTAAGGAACATCTGGTTGTGCGGTTACAAATACAATATCTTTCATATTGAAAATATATTGTTAAAATCTTTAAAGTGAATTTAAAATGTTTTAGTTAATACGAATACATCAGAATATATTCTGTTTTGAGGATCCGTAGTATTCCATTGTACTTTTATATCTAACACATTTGAAATCGTAGTATTAAAGGTGGTACTATTCACATCATTAAACCCAAAACCTTCTTGGGCTCCCGAAGTGGTGTTACCCCAAGTAAAATTACCCAAAGATACTATAGAACCAATACCCGTACCACCAATCTTTCTAATCGTAAAAGTTACTTCCATTAACCAAACACTAGGATTAAGCACTGTAATATTCGGCATATTAATAGGACCACTACTAACTAAAGTTACTCCATTACTAGAAACAATAATTGTTAAATCATCATTTGCCTTTGATGATAATACACCCCCAAGTTTTGCTAGAAAACTATCACCCGCAGTAAATCCATTTGCTGGAACTGTTAATGTCCCAACACCACCATCTATTATTGTTGTTGGTGTTGTGGTTGCTGACACCACCGCACTATCACCCGTTTGAGCAAATAAACCATACGCCGCCGGACCAGAAATTATTTTAGTTTTAACCTCCCCTGTTGCCGAATCCCTTGTTAAATATTGTGCAACCAATTGTACGTCTGTTGTTGGTACTGATGATAAGTTTAAGGTTGAGGCCGTTGTTGATTGTAATGAAGTATTACCTGTTACTGTTAAATTACCATTAACCGTCCATCCTGTTACAATGTTTATTGTTGTTGTTAAATTTGGTTGACCATTATTTTGTTTTATTGTAAAGGTATTACTACTATAGGTGTAACCAGTAACATATGTGTCTGGACCAATAGGTAAATTTTGATAGGTTGTTGCTGATATTGTTGGAACAATTAATGGTCCTGTCATTGTATCACCACTTTGATTAACAAATAAATTTGAAAAAACATCAGCTACTTGGCTAACGGTTGCTTTATATGAGGATCCAGCCGGATTTTGTGAAATATCCGACGGTATTACAACGTGAATGTAATCACTTAACGTAACACCAGTTGCTAATACTCTATCTGTTAATAACGCCATTTCTTTTTTTTAATAAATATTACTGAAATTCATAAATAAAACCATCTTGAAAATAAAATTGAAATGTGTCTTGAAATAATTTAAAATCACTTAAAGATTCACAATATAATATATGTAAATCTTCACAATCGTCGACAGATGAAACAATTTTTATACCTAAAGCTGGTGCCGTTTCATATGGTGGTGGAATATTAAGTATAATTTGTGGTGGTACCGGACTTATAATTGTTGCCAATAACACACATAGATTACCATAGACATTACAAGCATATACATTATATGGTGGTGTTACCCCTATAATTGAATTTATTGTTATTGTTTGCATATTAACAACTCACTATATCTAAAATATTTCCAGTACCATCAACCTGAACTGCATAATTATCAGAACAAGAAATACAATCACGTTCTACTTTATACCACAACCCAACACCTGTAAATGGTATTGTTAAGGCCGGATCGGTATATAAAATATCACCAATTACCAATGAAGGTATATCTGTATATAAAACAAATCCACTTACGGTTGATAAACAAGCTAAAGTACTGTTTGTGCTTGGCACTAAAGTATAGAACCAAGTATAAATTACTGGTTGTGATGTCGATGGGGTAGGTGTTGGTGTTTTTGTTGGTGTTGGTGTCGGTGTTGGACAAGGACCTAAATTAGTAATAACCATAGATGGTGAAAATACTGTTGGTAATGCACTTGCACAAATTCTTATTGCTTGTTTTTGTGGTAAAGGTTGTGGTGAAACTGTAATACCATCACAATTAACATAATTATATTCTTGAAATAATTCGGAATAATTATTAATTTCATAATAGAAACAATTATTTTTAGGTAATGTTTGAGTTGGCGTTGGCGTTGGTGTCGGTGTTTTTGTTGGTGTTTGTGATGGTATAATAGAACAATCAATACATTTACCCTCATTCGCCGAACCATATATAGCCGTAATACTCACCGTACTAGGACCAGAGATATATTCAACAAAACCTCTAAATATAAAACAAGATGAGACACCATCAACAAAACCACCATAAACATAGTTCTCAATTAAACCCTGACCATTCTGATCAAAAATAATATCAGTCGTAAAATAATACTCACCAGTAAAACAGTCTTCAAATTTAGAAGAATTAGCACATCTAATATAACCCTCAACAATATTGTACTGAACCGTACCACTAAAATTACAAGGTCTTGTTATTTCTGGTGTTAAAGTAGGTGTTAAACTAGGTGTTGGCGTTGGTTGTGACGGTGTTTTAATAGCCGAAATACTTGCAGCAACAGGACAAGGATTACTAGGTGTAACCGTCGGTGTTGGCGTAACCGTTGGTGTAACAGTAACAGAAGGGGTTGGTGTTGGCGGAATACCACAATCAAAAACCGCATCAAAATCAAAACCAATACAAGGTGATGTTGTTGTTGAAGTTGTCACACAAGTACCAGAATTAAAAAATTCATCATACAAGTCCGGACAAGTGTCTGTAATTGGACTAGGACCAAACAATTCACAAGGATCGCCTAAATTTGGTGCAACACACCATCTATCTTCTGTTCCGGAATAAAATATAAAATATCCATTTGTTGATCCGGTAAAATAATCATAACCACTATATGTCCCTGAAATACCATAGGTATCATCATAAACTAAACTTGTCCCACTAATACAATAATCACTACTACACGGCATACTACACTACTAATAAATTATTTGTTTCACACTCATTATCATCAACAGTTTTAACATTAAACGTGTTTAACGAACTTAAAACCTCCGGTATCTCAAATGTGACAGGAAGTTCAAATGACTTATACTCGTTTATATAAACACATACGGTATTTGTTGGATCACAAACATAAACGTCAAATGGTGACGCACCAGTTATTCCGTTGATTGTTATTTCTGTTGGCATAATATAATAAATATAAAAGAAGGGAGAAACTTGTGTAGTTGATATGTTTATTTATTTTTTTTTAAAAAAAATAATATTTTTACACTAAATATGATATTTATATAATATGGGTAGAAAAAAAATAAAAACAGAAGAAAAGAAAGTTAGAGTATCAATAACAATTGAACCTGATCTTGAAAAAATGGTAAAAAATAAACATATAAATTTATCATCATTAACAAATAAACTTTTGAAGGAATTTTTTTATAATGAAAAAATGTAATAAATGTTTAATTGAAAAGGAATTTTCAGAATTTCATAAACATAAATACCAGAAAGATGGTTATAACACAATATGTAAAGAATGTCGAAAACCAATAAGTAAAAAGTATTTTGAGGAAAATAATGAAAAAATCAAAAAAACAAGAAAAGAAATTTATTATAAGAATCACGAACAAAACTTGATTAAAGGTAGAGAAAAAACAGAAGAACAAAAAACAGAACACAGAAAAAAAAGTCAAGATTATAGAATTAGAAACCTTGAAAAAGTCAAAGAATATCAAAAAAATTATTATTTAAAGAATAAAGAAAAAATAATTAAAAGGAGTTCTGAATGGTGTAAAAAAAATATTGATAAATGTTATGAGAGTAAAAATAAAAGAATTAAAGAAAGAAAAATAGAAGATATAATTTTTAAGATTAAAAGAAAATTTAGGACAGATATTTATATTTCACTCAAAAGAAATAAAAAAAATAAAAGATTGGAAGAAATACTTGGTGTTTCATTCGATGAATTTAAAATTTATATTGAAAATATGTTTGAACCCTGGATGAGTTGGGATAATTGGGCACATAATACTTGGCATATCGATCATATAATACCACTCAATTCTGCGACAAATGAATACGATATATATGAACTTTGGCATTACAAAAATTTAAGACCACTATCAGCAAAAGAAAATTTAAAAAAAGGTTCAAAATTGATTTTTTAATAATTTAAACTTATACTCATCATATGGATACATTTGAAGATGTCGTTGAGATAATGTCAGAATTTCTTGGTGAACCAAAAAAAGTTTATGAAAATAGATCACAAATTTTATGGGATTGTCCAGTTTGTGATGATGGTAGAAATAAAGGAAATTTAGAAGTCAATGTGGAAAAGTCAGTTTACCACTGTTGGAGTTGTGGTGAAACCGAAGGGACACACGGAACTGTAGGAAAACTTTTTGATAAGTTTGGTAATAGAAAGTTAAAAAAACTTTATAATATTTTAAGACCAGACGAAACTGAAAAAGTTGTAAAAAAGAAAAAACCCAAAGTGGTACTACCAGACAATTTCACTTTGTTCAAAGATTCACACCCAGTATATCCAGTAAGAAAACAAGCGTATAACTACCTTAAAAGCCGTGGTATTAACGATGAAACAATTGAAAGATTTGGTATTGGTTTCTGTGATAAAGGAAGTCATATGGGTCGTATTGTAATACCATCATATAATAAAAAAGGAGAACTAAACTATTATGTTGGTAGAAGTTGGGATGTTAATAGTAGAGCCAAATATCGTAACCCAGAAGCTGAAAAAGACCAAATTATATTTTGGGAAAATCTTATTGATTGGAACAAAGACATTTACCTTGTTGAGGGCGCGTTTGATGGAATGTTTCTAGACAATCCAGTTGTGATGCTTGGAAAACATATGTCTGAACTTCTTTTTGAGACTATCTATAATAATGCAAAGGCGGACGTAATAATATGTCTTGACGGTGACGCTTGGACAAATGCTGTAAAACTATATCACGAATTAAATGGTGGTGAGTTATGGGGAAGAATTAAAATTGTAAAAGTACCGTTAGACAGGGATGTTTGCGATTTAAAAGGTCAAATTGAAGATTTTTTTGTAAAAATTTTGGATTAATCAAAAAAAGATATATCTTTGCATCTAATCTTTAATTTAAATGTTATGAAAAAGTATGTAGTTATTAATAGAACTAGAATACCTGGTTATTTTGAAATTGTAAACAAACAAACAAAAAGTTTGGAGGACATATTTTATAAGGAACACCCAACCAACGATAGAAAGCTAAATGAAAAAAAGGTAAAACCACTTATCTTCAACACATGGAGTGAAGCGAACGAATACAGAATAGCTCAAGACGAATTTTTCGATGGAGAATGGGATAGATGGTCAACATATCTTCGTAGAGAAGGGTTAAAAAAAGGGAAGTGGCGAGTTGAAAGTTATGATGAAAACACTTTTTTTTCACAAAAAAATTAATCTGTTATGAAAAAGTATGTTGTAATTGAAAGAAGTCGTAAACCAGACTATCTTGAAGTTGTAAACAAAGACACAACTAGTCCTAATGATATTTGGTATAGTGTTATAAACATTAAAAATGGAATTAATTTAGATCATAGGGTCTTAATGTTTAATACACGAAACGAAGCTGAAACATATAAAAAAGTCCAACAAAATTCATATAACGAAGATTGGAAAAAGTGGGGACATTATTTTAAAGCAATGGGACAAAACAAACCAAAGTGGGTTGTTATGGAATATAATAGTGTTTTTAGAACTCAAACCACTCAAGTAGGATGAATTTAAATTTAGAAGCGAACTTATTTATATATGAGGCAAAAGTCGGCGATTTTTACCTTTCCGGTGGAAATAAAGTAGAGGTCTTAAAAAGAACCGAAAAGAGAATATATTATTCAAATAATGTAATTGTCTCAATAAAAACATTACCCAATGGGATGAAATACCTATCATCAAAATGTGTTGTAAGAAACAACAGATCATATCCAGTCGTTGATCAAATGATTAGAGATATAGAAGGTTATTTAATATACAAAAACTTAACAAAAACTTTATGAATTTAGAAAAAGTAGCACAGGAAATAAGAGACATCATATCCAAAAGACAAAAAGAATTACAATTGTCTTTTGAAGAAGATAATCACAAATACACAATGTTAGATGTGAATGGAGAATTAAGATCAGATTTTCCATCAGTATCAAAAGTTATGAAACTTTTTTACGACGAGTTTCCAAAAGAACAAAAAGCATTAGATATGTCTGGAGGTAACCCAGATGAAGCGGAAAGACTAATAAACGAGTGGGATGAAAAAGGTAGGAAATCAACTAACCTAGGGTCAAGGGTACACTTTTTTTTAGAAGAACACGTATTAAAGGTTTTTAACCAGGACAAACAAGTAAGACAACCAATATTTGATTGTGATGCACAACAGATTGTTATTGGTGACACAATGATTGTTGCGGGCAAACGATATGTTGAATTATTACAAGAAAGAGGTTGTGTTTTATTAGATACCGAAATGGTTCTTGGTGATCCAGAATTAGGTTATACTGGTCAACCAGATAAAGTTTGGTTAATTTTAAGTACAAAGGGTGAACTTGGGTTGTTAATAACAGACTGGAAAACCAACCAAGAAAAAAACTTTTTGGTTAAAGGTTATACAAAACAAATGAAATCGCCATTTAAATCTTTACCAGACAATGCGTTAGGTCACTACAAAACACAACTTCCTTTGTATGGAAAATTGTTAATTAAAATGTTACAAGGATCCAAATACGAAGATATAAAATTACTTGGGTGTATAATTGTTAGGTTAAGTGATGAGAGAGAATTTATTGAATACAGAGTTGAAAAACAAACAATTGATACTATATTACAAATGGACATAAAATCAAAATTAAAAAACAAATAATATGGATGATATAATTAAACCTAGAATTGATCTAAAACAACAAGAAACAATTTCTTGTGAAAAATGTGAGTCTAACTTTTTTAGAGAAGTTGTACTAATTAAAAAAGTGTCTAAATTACTAACAGGCAGCCCTGAAGATACATTAGTACCGTTTCCAACGTACAGATGTGATGACTGTGGACACGTAAACAAAGATTTTGAACTATTTGATTAAATATTATGGAAGTAGGAAAAATGACAATTAGTGAGGTGTATCCTCATTTAAAAACCATAGCAAACACTTATGGTTTAAAATTAAATAACGCAGAAGATTTTAAGTTTGCTAGAATAATATTAGTGAACTTATATAACAGAGAATTAAATTAAATAAAATGGGTAAAAAATTAGTATGGTTTGAATCTTACTTAACAACTTGTAAGTATTCTACCGAGTTAACAGATGAAGAAGCAAAACTTTTTGAAGAAAATGAGGAAAAGTTTTATGAAGAAGTTGATTTTAGAGGAAATCAAGAATTGGAGTGGGATAAAATCCAAGACGAAGATGAATATGATTTTAGTATAGAGGAGGATTAAATATGACACATAAAGAATTTTATATTTGGCTAGAAGGTTATTTAGCCAGTAAACTTGAAGATAAACATATTGTTGACATTAAACCTATTATTGAAAAAATGGGAGACGTAAAAGATGTTGACCCATTCTTCCCACACCAAAGAACCGTAGTACCGATTCAAATACCAAAACCAAATAATCCATTTAAAGATGATGGATACGATGACCTAGGAACACCACCAAAAATTGTAATGTAATGATAAAAAAACTTGTACACTTTTCTGATTTACACATCAGATTATTTAAAGACCACGACCTTTATAGGTCAATTATGACTAACGCCATTAACCAATGGAAAGAAATTAAACCAGATAGAATCGTATTCACTGGAGATCTCGTCCATTCAAAAAATCAGATAACACCAGAACTTATTGAGATGGTAAGTTGGATTTTAAGGGAATGTTCCTATATTGCAAAAACAATTATCATTCCTGGTAACCACGACTTTTTAACCAACAATACTGATAGGTTAGACGCTTTATCTCCGATTATTGATTCGTTAGATAACAAAAATATTGTTTACTATAAGGACCGAGGTGTTTATGAAGATGATAATGTTAGTTGGTGTGTTTATTCACAATACCAGGGAAATATTCCACCAGATTTGAATGTCGCAACCGGAATTAAAGTTGGTTTATTTCACGGACCAATCCAGGGAATGAAAACAGATTTGGGGTTTGACTTTGGTGAAGAAGCATATGACGTAGAGAAGTTTAACGGACTAGACATTGTGTTATGTGGTGATATTCACAAAAGACAAGAATTTAAGTTTAAAACAGGTAAGGGATATATGATCGGATCACCAATTCAACAGAACATTGGGGAGAGCATCCGAAACCACGGTTTCGGAACTTATGATTTCGGAACTAAAGAATATACCTATACAGATCTTGAAAACCCAAAACCGTTTTTAAAGTTCTCAATAAAATCTTTTGAAGATATTGAAAATGGAACCGAAGTACTCAAAAATTTTTAACATATGGAAACAACGATTAGACTTAAAAACAATATATTTTTTGACCATAGAGGGTCGTTTAGTCCACTATCATTAAAAGCTTTAGATAAAAATTGGTTACAAAGTAACGTCAGTTTTAGTTTAAAGAAATGGACAATTAGAGGTTTACACTACCAAAGAGGCGAGTATGAACAATCAAAATTAATTAAAGTTATTAGTGGCAAAATATTAGATTTTGTTTTTGATATGAGGACTGAAAACAACTCTGAAATTGAATTTTTTGAAATGGCTTCAGGAGATGAGATTTACATACCTAAAGGATATGCTCACGGATTTATTACTTTAGAGGGCAACACTATTGTTCAGTATTTAGTAGATAACACATATAACCAACCCTCCGAAGGTAATATTATATGGACTAAGTTCACACAAATTGAAGATAAAATAAAAACAATAGAACCTAATTTTGATAAAGAGTTAATAACCATTTCAGATAAAGACTTAATTGAAAATGAAACAGATCTTTAGTAAAAGTGTTATTCAGGTAGTATCAACATATTGTAAGATCAATAATATTGAAGATGTTGATGGTTTTATTAAGAAATGTTTTGACACTGGGTTTAACATTGAGAAGTACGGACTTTTAGGAAAAACACTTAATGGTGATGAAAAAGACTTAAAAACGGGTATTGTTGTTGAAAAACAGGTAGAAATTGAGGTAATCCGTGAAATACGGGTGGAAGTACCGGTTGAGGTTATCAAGGAGGTAGAAGTAATTAAGGAAGTTATTATTGAAAAGGAGATTATAAAAGAAGTTCCAGTAGAAAAAGTTGTCACAAAAGTAGAATATATTAGTGATAAAAGTGGTGAAAACGAACTATTTGAAAAAATCAAATACTTGGAAAATGAAATGTCTAAAAAGAATATAGAGTTAGATGATGTTAGACATTCTTTAGACCAAAAGTTAGACAATAGTAATGAGAAAATGTTACAAGAAACCTTACAAAAATTGAGAAAAGAACTCACAGAAAAAAATGAAAAAATAAAAGAATTAATAAAAATAAACAATGACCTTGAAAATATTAGTAAAACTGGAAAAAGTGCTGTATTTTTGCGGGGTTCAAATTTAAACGATATAATATGATTTGTCTATGTACATAAAACACATTTAAGTAATATTTATCAATAAAAATAAATATTATGGAAAAAAATTGTAAAAGATGTTTAGAACTTAAACCAATTTCTGATTTTGGTAAAAACAAAAACAGAAAAGACGGAATTTCAATTTATTGTAAAGAATGTGAAAATAAAAGACACAAATTGTATAATAAAAATAATCCAGAAAAAAGAAGGATAACAACAAAAAAATGGTTAGAAAAAAACAAAG